GGGTGGGTTTGTTCATTGCGGGGTCTCGGTTGGTTGTGTGGTGGGGATGCCCATGGCCAGAACATCGGCGTACTCTTTGGCGCTCATGCCTGCGCCGTCGTCGTTGCGCATCCATTCGATGATGCGCTGGCGCTCAGCCACACCAGCGTCCAGTGCGGACTGCTCGATGGCGGCTTGGATGCGGGGTGCAATTTGCGCCATCGCTGCCTGCACCTGTTGCTTGCCGTAAGCCTCGAGCAAGACCTGGGCAGCCGCATCGCCTTCGCAGGCGCGGATCTTCATAGTGGTGAAGAACGGGTCCATAGGTTCGGTGGTGCTCATCAATCGCTCCCGTTGGCTTTTTGCAACAGCGCCTGCATCTGCGCCAGCTCGGTGTCGTTGAGGCCCTTGAGGTCAACGCTGGAGACCGCAATCGCGCCGCCGTCCTTGCCGGTGTGCTCGTGCTTTTGGGTCTCGGACCACTTCATCTGGGTTTTGGTCCACCAGATCATGGCCGTCGTGTCGCCGCTCGTCGCCTTCTGGAACAAGGTGCGCCCGACCTGGCTGTTCGCCTTGGCCTTGCCGCTGAGCAGCTCCTCGGCAAAGTGCGTCGTCAGGGTCTCAGCGCTGATGCCATTGCGCACCAGGATGGCGATTTGCTCAAGCGGCAGGCCGTAGCCCGACATGGCTTCCACCTGCTTTCGCTCGGTTTCCGTGGGTTCAAATGCAGGTCGGCCAGCCCCAGGACGAGCCCCGCCGTTTTTGCCTGGTTTTTTTAAAACCGATTTTTCAGTCGCTTTTGTCATGAATCGCTCCTTTCAGTGCAGTGATTCGGTTGGTTTTGGTCATCAATCCGGCTTTTTGGCCGGTTTGGTCTTGTCGGCCTTGGGTTTGTCGGCCTTCCCGATCTCGCTCCCGATCAGGCTGTTGGGGCTGCGTTCGCCCATCACCTCGGTGAAGGATCGCCCGTCGGCCTCCAGGTGCGCGTGCTTGCCGGTGAACTGCTGCCAGCGGGTGACGATCACGTCGCAGTATTTTGGGTCCAACTCCATGAGCCTGGCAACTCGGCCGTTTTTCTCGGCTGCGATAAGGGTGGTGCCAGAGCCTCCGAAGCTGTCCAGGACGATGTCGCCGCCCTTGGTGTTGTTGAGCATCTGGTACTCGAAAAGGGCCACGGGTTTCATGGTCGGGTGCTCGCCGTTGCGGGCGGGCTTGTCGAACTCGAGGATGGTGGTCTGCTTGCGGTCGGCAGCCCAGAGGTGGCCCGCGCCGTCTTTCCAGCCGTAGAGACATGGCTCGTGCTGCCACTGGTAGTCTTGGCGGCCGAGGACAAGGCTGGACTTCTTCCAGATCAGGCACTGGCGCACGGTCCAACCGGCGTCCTTGGCGGCTCCCCGGAAGTTGTAGCCCTCGCTGTCGGCGTGCCAGATGTAGAAAACCGCCCCGGCTTTCATGACCGCGTTGGCTGCGGTGTAGGCATCGCGCAGGAACTCGCGGAACTGGGTGTCGCCCATCGAGTCGTTTTTGATGGTGAGCTTCTCTTTGGTACCGCCCTCATAGGCCACGTTGTAGGGCGGGTCGGTCAGCCACATGTCCACAGGTTGTCCGGCGCAGAGCTTTTCCAGGTCGTCGATGCTGGTGGAGTCTCCGCAGAGCAGTCGGTGACTGCCCATGACCCACACGTCGCCTTGGACGGTGACCGGGTTGGCCGGGGCCTCGGGCGCGTCGTCGGGGTCTGTGAGGCCTTCCTCCAGCTCCAGGGGCATCAGGGCGTCGATCTCTTCTTCGGTGAAGCCTGTGAGGCCAACGTCGAAGCCGAGGTCCATCAAGTCTTTGAACTCGGTGGCCAGCATGGCGTTGTCCCATCCGGCGTTGAGGGCGAGTCGGTTGTCGGCAATGATGTAGGCGCGTTTCTTGGCCTCGGACCAGCCGGTGGCGACCATGACCGGGACCGTTTTGATTTTGAGGCGCTGTGCGGCCATTGTGCGGCCGTGTCCGGCAATGATGCCGCCTTGCTCATCGACCAGGATGGGCGTGGTCCAACCCCACTCTTTGATCGAGGCTGCGATCTGTCCGATCTGCTCGTCTGAGTGGGTGCGGCTGTTGCGTGCGTAAGGGATAAGTTTGTCGATGCTCCACTGCTCGATTTTGTCGGCAGGGTTTCCGGTGAGTTTTTCGGCGGTGATTTCCGTGGTGGGTTTTGTCATGAGGTGCCTTCGGTGGTGGTGGGGATTATGCAACGCGCCAGCAGCGGGCACCGCCTTCGACTGTGTTGCAGGTGAATTTTTTGCCTGTTTTGTTGGCGTGCCACTGAGCGGAGTTGCTCAAGGCTCTTGCGCTCATCTTGGGGGCAAAAAACGAATCGCCGATCTCCATTTTTGCAAACGGGTACTTGGGTCGAGCGCCGCCACCGGTGTGCTCAGGGGCGGGGATATTTTTCTCTATTTCGAACATGGGCCATCCTTGGTTTGAACTTGGGCCTTTATTGTTGATCGAGTTGCAAAAAAATCAAATTCAATACCCGACCCGTGTGATCGGGAATTTTTGGCACAACCTGGCACCGGTGGAACCGGATAAAAGCAGACATTTTCACTGTGTTCTTTCTTGCGTGTGTGTGTGCGTGTGTGCATGTGAATATAGGCGTTTTATCTTGTGCATGGTTGTGCCAAAGTCAAAAACACCAATAAAATCAAAGGGTTGCACGGTTTTTTGTCGGTCGAAAAAAGTTGTGCCAGCTTGCACCGGCACACCTTTAAGTTGTGCCAAAAGCCGGATTTCAGAATGGCTCAGCATCGCTTTCCCAATCGTGACGCAAGCGAATGCCGGTGTAGAGGTTCAATCGTGTGCCAGAACCCTCCGTGGCACAGGCTTCCTGACCCCTCGATGTTGTGCCAGAACCGCGTGGTTGGCTGCGTTTGACGCCCGGGAAAGCGGCCGAAAGTTGGCGGCCAAACGACACCTTGGTGCCTGCGTGATCGCGGCCCTGGGCCTCGCACCACTTCTTCCAAGCCTTGAAAAGCTCGTCGCGATCGGCTTGGGCGTGCTCGCTGACCACGCACATCTCGTCCACAAAAGCGCGGATCGGGCTGGTCTGATCGACCAGGTCTGAAGCCAGCTCGTCGGCCGAGGTGGGGCGCTGGAAGTAGCCGCGCTGGTTCAGACGGGCCAGGCCCTCAAGTGCCCACAGGACGATGCCGGGCAGCTCCTTGAGCAGGCGGGCCGTGAGGCCGTGGTCCTCCTTGCCCAGGAAGCTCGTGTTGAACTTGAAGGGCAGGAACCGGTTGGCCAGGGCGGCCGAGGCGTCCGAGAAGGCGGGCAGCTCGTTGGAGGCCAGCACGAAGCGGATGGCCATCTTGCCGGACCAGGCGGTCATGTTCTTGCGGTCGATCGTGATGGTGTCCTCGCCCGAGATCCGCAGCAAGTTTTCCACGATGGGCTGCTGGTCTGCGCGGCCGGAGAGGCGGGCGTCGGAGATCATGGCCAGGCGCTTGCCGATCAGGGGCTGCAGGCCGAACTGCGTGCCAAGCGACGCGAGGCTGGGGCTCACCCGGTTGGCGTACCCGACCAGGGCTTCGAGGATGCGCAAGATGGTGCCCTTGCCGCAGCGTGGGGGGCCGATCAGCATGAACATCTTTTGCTGGCTGGTGTCGTCGGTCAGCAGGTAGCCGAACATCTCGGCCAGGGTGCTGATGGACTCGGGGTCGTCGGGCCAGAGGCTGTGCAGGAACTTCAGCCACTCGGTCGGCGCGCTGGCGCTGGGGTCGTAGTCGAAGTCCAGGGAGGACACGCAAAACAGCCGGTCCGTCGACGGCATGATGGTGCGGGTCGGGTGGTGCAAGAAGCCGTTTTTGAAGGCCACGATCTCGTGGGCCAAGTGGTCGCCAGGCTTGGGTTCAATCCAGACTTGGGGCTCGGGCAGGTCGGCGTAGCACACCGCGCGCAGGGCGTGGGCGACGTCGTTGACCGTTGAGGTTTTCGGGTTGAAGGCCACCGTCTCGCTGTCGCCTGTCTTAGGGTTGACTTTGAGCGTCAGGCACCCGGCCATGAAGTGGTACAGGCGCTGGTCGATGTAGACCCGGTCCCGAGTGACGTAGCGCGTGGCGTCCCAGCTGTAGAACTCGCCGCGCCAGTGGATGATGCGCCCGCGCTCGGGCAGCGTCTCGTGGAACAGCTCGGCCGTTTTCATGGGCGAGCTCGAGAAGATCATCGGCTGATCATGGCTGTCCGGCGGAATGTTGTCAGGGGCCCGGGGTGGCTCAGGGGGCGGGGGCGTGTGCCCAGCGTGGTCCGAAACGTCGGGGATGGGTGCGTCGTCGAAGTCGGGCGGCAGGTCGTCCCAGGGCGGCTCAAAATCGGATGGAAACGGGTCCGAATCGGGTGGAATCGGTTGTTTTTCTGGCGGTGGCTCATCCGGTGAGCCTGCCTTCATGATGCAGTCCTCGACGGCGGCCAGGCCGTCGGCCAGGTGCAGGTCGTTGAAGTCGGTACCGGTGCCCCGCGTTGAGACGTTCCAGACCGGGATGGCCAGCAGCGCGTTGACGGCTTGGGCGGTCTTGCGGGCGTAGGTCAGGCCAGGGTTGCCCTCGGTTTGAGCGTCGTCGTCGGCCGCGATGATCAGGCGGGCCTCGGGTAGCGCGGCGCGAATCTTGCGGGCAACCGGCTCCAGGTTCCCGGCGTTGAAGGCAACAACCACGCAGTGCCCGGTGGCCATGCGGATGGAGCAGCAAGTGGCCCAGCCCTCGGCGATCACCACGGTGCCTTGCTTGTCGGGCTTGCCTAGCACTGTGTAAGCGCCGCCCGATGGCGTGCCTTTGAGAAACAGCTTTGTGCCGTCAGACTTGATGCGTTGGAGGCCAACCAGTGCGCCGGGGCCGTGGCGCAGCGGGATGAGCAGCTCGTCGCCCAGCATGCGGGCACCCTCGGGCTCGATCTGCTTGCGCTGAGGGTAGGGGTGGCTGGTGACCGTGGTGGCCCGAGCCCACATCTCGGCGGCGCGGGTGGCAGCGGCGTCGCGCTCTATTTTGGCCTGGGCCTCCTCGGCTGCCATGCGGGCCTCGCGCTCGGCGATGCGGCGGGCACGTTCCTCTGGGTCGACCGGCTTGCGGTCCTGGGCTGTTGATTTGTAGCCGCCCTCTTTGGCCAGGGCGATCAGGGTGCCTATGGTGGCGCGGTTGGAGCCGCCGCCGGGTTTGCAGGATTTCCAAACGTCGCGTGCGTCGCGGCTGTTGTAGTTTGAGCCCTGCTGGCTCCAGGCGTCCCACGCTTCGAAGGCGGGCTCACCGAATTCTTCTTTGAGGATGAAGGCCATCTTCACCCAGGTCTCGCGGTCATCGACGCCGCGAACGAATGAGAGCATGCGCTCCGCTGTCTCGAGGGAAATGGGGTCCCTTGGCCCTGTAGTTTTTGTTCGTTGCATACCTGGCGTCTGTTGGCTGGCGAATAAAAGGTGGGGCAGCCCTCGCCAGGGTCAGGCCTTGTCACCGGTGGATCAGACCGGTCAAGCCCCGTGAACAGTATAAGGGCGTGCGGGCGGAAAAACGCAACACCTGCGAAAATAAATGTGCGGTTTTGCGCAACGGTTGTGGTAGCATCGTTGCTGACGCCAGTGCTCACGGAGTCCTGCAAGGAACTCGGCGAAACGCGGGTGCTGGCGTCACATCACGCATGCGGCTTGGCATAAATGGCACACCCTGCTGGCATAAACCGACAAAACCGGGGTTCTGGCCAAGTCGGGCTAACAGGCTGCAGCCGTGATGGTGTAGTTCAAGTTTTGGAGAACAGCCCGTCAGTGGATGACGGGGAAATGCCGGGATCAGCACCGGCCACCATCAACCTCCATTCACCGCCAGCCTGGCATCCTCCACCGACCGAACGATTGCCGCCAGGGCCCCGCGCTTTTTCATCGCGGCGATGAATGCGAGCTGCTCGGGTCTGGCACGGCCCTTGGCGGTTTTCACCTCCAGATAGAACGCCCGCGCATCGCTGGCCCGGTGTCCAAACAAATCCGAGAAGCCTTTGGGCAGACCTGTTTTGACAGGCCGACCATCTTTGGTGAAAAACATCCCCACATTGGCCCTGGCCACGAAGTGCCCGTCGGTAGACAGCGCAATCATGATCTGATGCATTAAATCAGTCTCGCTCATCGCCTGCCATGCTCCCAAACACGCCGCACCAAGGCCTCGAGCTCCTGGCACGCCTTCTCGCCGCGCACCTGCAGGATGCCGCGCTTGACGATCTTGCCCGCCTCCTCACGGCCGCGCAGGTACTCGCGCCGGGCGACCTTGTCGGGGATGGACAGGATGTGGCGGGCCTCGCACTCAGCACGCCAGGCCTCGCAGTAGGTGCACACCGTGGTGCCGTCGATCAACTTCACGACCTGGTCGGTTTCCAGGCGGTTGCAACCAGCGCAGCTCATCGCTTCTGGGCCTCCTTGGCGGCGCGGGCGCGGAGCACGTGGCGCGCCCAAAGCTCGGGGCGTTTCATGCCCCGGGCGCGGCCGATGCGAATGAGGTCGGCCTCGGTCTGCGACCTGCCCTGCTCCATCTTGCGCTCCTTGACCGCCTGGGCCTTGGCGGCGGCAGCGGTGATCTCCTCAAGTTGCCCATCCACTTCTTCGATCTCGCGGCCAACGGGCTCGAAGTGGTGGCCACAAGCGCAGTCGGTGACGATGGAAGGCACAGTGGCAAAGCACACGGGACAGGTTTTCACCGGCACCTCGGACTTCTTGGAGTTTTTGCGCTTTTCGACGGCGGCCAGGGTCCACTCGCGCAGGTCGGTGGGCAGCCCATGGCGCTTCACGTTGCCCGCGTGGTCGAGGATGATGCAGTCGTCCTTGCCAGGGTGTGTGCGCAGGCCACGGCCAACGGATTGCAGGTACTTCACGACCGACTGCGTAGGCGCGAGCTGGATGATGCAGCCGATGGATGGCGCGTCCACACCGGCCACCCACAGGGCGCAGTTGCAGACCACATCCAGGACGCCGTCGCGCAGGCCTTGCAGGGCAGCGTCGCGCTCAACGGTGTCGGACTCGCCGCTGATGGCCACGGCCCGGTACCCGGCCTGGCGAAACTGCTCGGCCACGTTGGTCGCGTGCTCCACGGTCACGCAAAACGCCACGGCCGGGCGACCATCGGCCAGCTTGCGGTAGTGCTGCACGGCGCTGCCGGTAATGACAGGCTTGTCCATGGCGGCGGCCAGCTCGCCCTGGTTGAAGTCGCCCATGCTGGTGTGCACACCGGACAGGTCCGGCTCGCTGGGCGCGTAGTAGCGGATGGGAGCGAGCAGCCCCTCGTCGATCAGGTCCTGCGTGCTGCAGGTGGGCACCAGGATGTCAGCGACCTCGTTCATGCCTCGGCCGTCCAGGCGGCAGGGTGTGGCCGTGAGGTGCAGCAGGTGCGCGCCGCCGGGTCGTTTGAACTTCGGGCCTGCGCCAGCCCACTCGAAAATCTGCTGGTAGGTGTTGGCCACGGCCAGGTGCGCCTCGTCCACGATGATGAGGTCCGGTGGCTGGTACCGGTCCAGGCGGCGCACCAGGGTCTGCACCATGGCCACCTGCACGGGCAGGCGGTGGTTGCCGTCGCGGCCCGCTGCGATCCAGCCGTAGGGGATGCCCGCATCGGTCAGGCGGTTGCTAGTGTCGTTCAGGATTTCCTTGAGGTGCGCGATGAACCACACGCGCTTGCCTTTGTCGAGTGCGTTTTGGATCATGCAGATCGCGGTTGCGCTCTTGCCAAAACCGGTCGGGGCAATCATGACCGGAGCCTTAAATCCACGGCGGTAGGCCGCACGCAAATCCTCGATGGCTTTTGCTTGTCGGGGGCGAGGTGTGATCATCGCTTCCCCGGCAACGGCTGCCGCTCCACAAAATAGCGCCCCGTGCTGTTTATGAACTTGGCGTTTAATCCTCGCTCGGCAAGCAAATGCTCGAAGGTCTCGTTGTGCGGAATGTGCGCCATCCAAACGGCGGCGATCTCGTTGGGCTGGCCGGTCGTTGCGATGCGGTTCAGGAAATCAAGGACCTCAGCGTAGGCGCGGTTTTCGAGGGCGGGTTTGAGGTCAATCATCGCTTCCCCGGCTGAATCCACGCCTGCTTTTCTGTGCGACGCCACGTGGATTTCTCGATCGCCTTGAGGTCGGCCAGGACCTCACTGTGCACAACCTCCATGCCGTGCAGGTGCAGGTATGCGTCGATCACGTTGTGCTTGTTTTTCGCAAACATGAATCGAGGCTTGCGGTGCATGCGAACGCGCAGACGGTAAATGGTGGCGCTGTGGCTGGCGAAGTCGTACCAGGCCCACAGCAGCACGAAGCCGCCGGGCGTAAAGCGGAAGTTCAGACCCAGGCGCAGGTACTCGCACTCGCGGGTGTAATGAATCATTCGTCGTCCTCCTGGTGATCCTGAATCAGCTGGGCCTTAACCAGGTCCAAGCAGCCAAGCGCGGTGGGCAGCAGCATGGTCTGTTCGTATTTGTGGACAACGGCGAGCAGCTCATCGACCAGGGCTTGGGTGATTGCGCCGTGGTAGTTCATGGGGTTTTCCTATTGAGCTTCTCGTTGAGGCTGACGACCCGGTCGCTCTCGTTTATGGCCCACGCGACCTGCCTGAGTTTTCGGATAGCCTTGTTCTCGATCTGCCGAACGCGCTCACGCGTGACGCCAATTTTCAGACCTACTTCTTCAAGAGTCTCGCCGTAAATAACCCTTGCCAAAAACACAAGGCACTGCTGATTGTTCAGGTTTGACCGTTCCCAAATCTTGCGCATGTAGTCCTGCATTTCAAACTCCATGTCGTAAGAGTTTGTTGGTTCCCCAACCAGCAAGGGGAGTTCATCCAGGTCGTCGTTGCGCGTGAGCCAGATCCGATAAACCTCGGGGTCCAGATTCTTGACCTGCAGCTTTCCGTAGTGGGGGAGTGCTTTACCGCGCATCATGGCTGCTCCGGTGTTGGCCACTGCGCCCAGATCAGCGGCTTGCCGACCAAGTGCTCTTTTTCCAAAGTCATCGTGACAAACTCCAGGGGGGAAACTTGCACCGGGCCTTGCGCCAGCTCTGGGGCATCGGCGTACACCTCCCTTGGGTCAATGCGCTTGTCGCCCTTGCTCCAAGCGCTGCCAAAGGTGGCCACGTCGCGCAGCATGTCTTGCGCGAGCTGCTCCGGCGTGCTGGGCCCGGTCTGCGCGCCGCAGCGCTGGCAGCTCAGGATGTTTCTGGCGGTGAAGTGCCAGTCGTGTTTGCAGGTCATGATTGGCTCCTTGCGCGAATGGCGACAGCGGCTCCAAGCAACCCAATGTTGCGTTCATATCTTTCCACGGTCAGCATATCCTCACATAGCTTCGCGCAGGCCTCGCGCTCTGCTGCAACGCGCTCCTTAACCTGCCAGTCCAGCTCTGCAAGCAAGTCCTCCATCGTGTCGCCGTGGCCAGTGGCGAAGCCGAACTGGATCATCCATGCGGCCAGCTTGTTGCGCTCTGCTGCGATTGCTCGCACAAGGTCTTCATGGCGAACCCAACGACCGTGCTCAGCGGGCTCCATGGATCCGTCCATATCAAGGTTAAACCGGGTGATGTCTTCGCGGCTCACCATGGTGCCTCCTCGGCCTCGTCGCGCTGCTGGCGGCGATAGGCGGCCTCTTGCTTAGGAGTCCAGGGCACAGGCCCGGTTGGGGGTGGAAATGGCCAGACGCTGGCCGGGGTGTTATTCAGGCTCATACAGCCCTCCGTTAAAAAATCAGGCGGGCAAAACCACCTGATGTTTGCACCCCACACACTTGTGATCTGCCTGTCCGAGCGCGGTGTGGGTGTACTGGCACTCGGGCGACATGCGAAACGGGGAGGCGACCATCTTGGCCACTCGGGTCTGGCCATCAAGCCACCAGCCGTCTTGCACGGGTAGCATCTTGCGATACTCTGGGCGGTTATAGCAACCATATTTTTTGGTCACGAAATCCTCGCTTGTTTTGAGCGGTACAAAAAGCAGGTCGGCCCCGGCACACGCTCCAAAAGCCCAGCGCGAATCAAACGCCCAAGGGAGCCGTTTATTTTTCGCCGCCCAAGCCTGGTGGAAATGTCCCGTGGAAGCTCATACCTGGTGGCCGACACAGCGGCCAGCACCATGCGATCGGTGACGGTCTTATTGGCCAAGTGCGGTGCCCCGGTTAAACGGCCCAGTCCTCTGCGGTGCGCAGGATCAGGTCCTCGGCGGTGAGGTTCAGTCCACGCGCCTGGGCCATGGCCAGGATTCGGCCCTGCAGGGCTGATGGCACAGCCCCGGCGCTGCCGCCCTCGTCTTTGGGCTTGCGCCAGCGCACCACGGAGCTGGGGTTTCGCTCCAAGGCGCGTGCCAGCGCACGGACTCCGCCGAAGGCTGTGATGGCCTTATCGGCAGGGGTTTCGGGGCCGGGATCTTTGATTTCTGAGGTCATGGGCCTAAAGTGTAGCGTAAAAAGCAACACTCGACCGAAAATATCTCGAAGAAACCCACGTAAACCCCTTGCGTTCCATTTTAAACCGAGTGAAGATGCAGTTATCGCAACACCTCGCCAGGATCACGATATGAACCGCCTGCACCCGATCATGCAGCAAGCCCTGGCCCCATTCGTCGGGGCCGCTTTTCACCAACCCGCGTTTAAAAAACCCGCCTTTCACCAAGGAGAAAACATGGAAATCGAAACCCGCGTCTCGGGCATCCCTTGCATTGCCAAGGTGACGCACTTCTTCCGCCAGGCGCCGCACCGAGGCAGCGCGCACACCTGCGACAGCGACATGGACTACTACGGATACACAGAATGCGAGTTTGAAATCCTGGACCGACGAGGCAGGCCCGCCGCCTGGCTGGAGCGCAAGGTCACCGACGACGACCGCCAGCGCATCGAGCAAGAAATCACTGAGCAACTGGAGGACTGAACCATGACGACCAAGAAAACCAAACCCGACCTGATACCTGCGGCGCGCCCCGAGGTGTTCAGCCGCCCGATCTACGACGGCAAAGAGCTGCGCCGCAACCCCGGCATCACAGACGAGCGGTTCCGCGCCTACGAGCTGCCTAGCCTGCGCGGCGGCCGCCTGGTTTACCCCAAGGAGAAAGCATGAACACCACGATGTTGAAAATGGCCCGCCGACTTTGGTGCGTTGGCCACGCCGACCGCGCAACGCAGCGCGCCAACATGCGCAAGTGGGTGCGCTCGGTTCGCATGCTTGGCGACCGCTGGGTTTTGGCAAGGCAGGAAATAAAGCTGGCCGCGCCGATCCCTGAGGGCAAGATTTCCAGCATGGTGCTGCCATTCCCTCTGCGCACGCCGCGCAGCCTGGAAGAGGCCCGCGAAGCCCGGAGAAAAGCATGACGGACGCCGCGCCGCGCCAGGCCTACACATGCACCAGGTGCAACGGCACGGGCCGGTACAGCTTTAACCTGATGCACGGCACCACCTGCTTTGGCTGCAAGGGCACCGGCAAGCAGCTCACACAGCCAAAGGCACCGACGCCCAAGTGGGCTGTGTTTGGCCAGCACCGCGAGACGGGCGCTTGGCTGCGGCTCTACAACGTGGTGGCCAGGTCCAAGCCCGCAGCGATCGCCAAGGCGCAAGCGACCTACGCCGACGCCAGCACCGACTGGAAGAACACCTACACGCTGGCCACCGCCCGCGCAATGAAATGGACCGACATGGCCAGCGTTGAGGCGCTGACGTGGGATGAGGCTTTTAAACCGAAGGAGAACACATGAAGAAGATCAAGATTTACCGGCTGCAAGCTGATTATTTGTATGGCGAAGACAGGGAGGAAAAGCGAGCCAAACAACTGCAGGCGGTGGCCGATGTTGGAGTCAAAGAGGAGTCGACCGAATCCTCGGTTATTTGCACAGCGGAGCAAGCAATCGAGTTAATTGCTGCGGGGTATTCCGGTAGTTATTTCAGCGCAAACCACATTCAAGAAGTTGCGGTTGTTGATGGCGGCCCCGATGTTGAAGGACTGTTTTCAATCCTGGCCGACAAGATCGCCAGCATGCCAGCGGCCAGCATGAATGAGCGATGCAACCAGCAGCAGCCAGGCAACGCGCTGATGGGAATTGCCGAAACAAAACTGCTGCAGGACTCATGCACCGACGTCTTGCAAGAAAACCTCGCGGGCGGTTGGCGAATCATTGCTGTCCAGCCGCAACCAGATCAACGTCGACCAGACTACATCCTGGGCCGACCACTTACGAGCGCCATGCGCTGAAACCAAAATGATGACACTGGAGGCTTTTGATGTTTTCTCTATCTTTGTGGCGGGGCTCGCGATCGGGCTCATCGGAGCGCAATACCTCAACAAGTGGGAGCGCGAATCAGAATACAAGCGAGGCGTCTTGGACACCTTATGGGAAATCCAGCGCGTCGCCATGCGAGAGCACCTTGCTCGCGTGCTCGGCACTCCCAGAGACAAAAAGGCTGGTGGTGCAGACGGCGGTAAACCACCTGTTTGAGCAGACGCATTTCAGCATTTGCGAGCTTCGCAACGTGATGGAGCTGGTCGGCGCACGCAAGGGTGGTGAAGCGTACACACTGCTGCAAAACCTGCACTGCGTGCATTACGCCAAGATGCCGCCAGAGCTGCGTGAGCGCATTCCGCACTTGGTCAACGAGTGCCTGCGCCAGCAAGACGATGTAATTGAAGCGACCGGCGTTGCGCTGGAGGGGGTAAGAATATGAAAACCTACCCGTACCTGGCCGTTGCCATCTGGGCTGTGGCTGCCGCGCTGGTGCTGCTGTACGCCCCGCGCACCGACAGCAAGCGCATTGATTGTTCCCAGGCCGAGTTCCACCCGGACTTCACCGCAGACATGAAAGAGCAGTGCCGACTGGCGCGCTCGGGGAGGTTGCTGTGAAGGACACGGTGGACATGGCCCGTAAGGCGGGGTTCAGAGTGGGCCCGTCAAGAGATGGCCCAGATGATGTGTGGGGCGTTGTCGCAAACCTTAAGCGCTTTGAAGCCTTTATCCGTGTTGATGAGCGTGAGGCAAGAAGTATGCGGTGGGATGAGTTGATTGCCAAAGCTGTTGAGGCCGAGCGAGAAGCGTGTGCAAAGGTGTGTGAGGACGCGCCTGAGCCTGATGGCCGCGATTTGGCAGAGCGTATCCGAAACAGGGGGAACACATGAACATCAGAGAAATCGAACACATGTGGAAGATTGCCAGCAACAACCCAAACCACGACACCAACTGGCACGACCCAGTCGTTGTGGCCTTTGCCAAGCTGGTAGCACAACATGAGCGCGAGGCGTGTGCAAAGTTTGTGGAAGACGGGTATGTGCGTCAGTTTGAGCGACCTTGGCGAGAAGACCTTGCCGCCGCCATCCGAGCAAGGGGGCAGGCATGAAGTACCCATCCTATTGCTGCCAGAAATGTGGCGAACTTATTGGGTGGCTCGGTCGAGTCATGCCATTTCACAAATGCAAGGAGAAGCAAGCATGACCCCGCTTCCCTTCGACTACAGCCGCTGCCTGCCCGCCACCGTGTGCGACAAATGCCAAAACTGCCGCCGGTGGATGGACCACCCCGAGCAAGAAAACCACCCGTACAGGCAATCGTTTGTTGCAGCATCCAGCAGCCGCGATGCCGCGTGCTGTTACCTTCCGATCAGCCTTTTGGAGAACAAATGAAAAAAACGCCCGACCTGAATGCCTGGCGCGACCACGCCAGTGACTACGAGCGCGGCTTCATCGACGGCATGCAAAAGCAGGCGCAGTCCAGTGTGGACCGGGCGATTAACGCATCGCTGGACCGCACAGCCGACGCCATGGACGAAGTTGCCCACCGGTTTGCCCACCGGTTGGCGCTGGACCTTGAGTGCGTCCTGGCCAAGTACGACGGCCCTTGGTACGACCAAGCCTGGGAAACGCTCAGCCAGTACCGAAGCGAGATGAACAAACTGCACGAACAGGTGAGCCCGACGTTTATGGGCGAGCCGGTCGCGCAGAAGTGGTTTTGTCTCAGCTGCAAAAGCAGCACGCCTGGGCACCATGGAACGCTCAATGATCGAACCACGCCATGCCCCGAAGGGTTGCGTGCCAAAAACAAGGAGAACAAATGAAACACTGCTCTGAATGCAAACGCGATCGCCTGCCAGAAGGCGGCATTTTCCTGACCGCCACGCGATGGCTGTGCGCTGAGTGCTGGCTGAAATTCCTCCAGGGGCGCCGCTCCGTGAAGGAGGCGGCATGAAGCACGAAATCAAAAAGCCAAACGGCGAGGTTTATGCCGAGGTGTGGGTGGAGGATGGTTTGTTTATACAGAGAATGAAAAGCCATCCAGCCCTTCGAATCACTATGGACAAAAAAATCATCCCGCAACTGATTGAGGCTTTGAAATTAATCGAACAGGAGACACCCATGAACTGCTGCGACGAATACGGCAACTGCAATCAGGGCCGCAACTGCCCGGTGCGCAAAGAACAGGCTAAATGCCCGTGGTGCCACGGCCTTGGTTATGACGCCAGCGGGCAAAAATGCCCATGCCAACCAGATAACACCGGCAAAATGCTGGCGTGGCTTTTAGGTGGATTTGTTGCGGTCATGCTGCTTTTAATGACGCTCAGGAGCTGCGTGTGATTTACACCCCATACACCGGCCCTGCCAAGCCCATCCCAACACAATCGGAGCGCGGTATTTTTATCGTTGAATATGTTGTATTTTTGTCTGGAATTTTGATCGTTGGACTTGATGTTTACGTGTGGAGAGCGAACATCGTCCTGTAGTTTTTAAACCGTAACGGAAGCTGAAAGGAGCGACCTATGAAACACACACGGCACACACCTGGGCCATGGATTGCGGTCGGTTTTTGGGTTGAGCACCCAAACGATAAACGCCCTGATATTTGCAACTGCGACCCAAGAAGCATGGATCAAGAGGGGCGTTCTGACGCTGAGATTCTTGCCAACGCCCGCCTGATCGCCGCAGCGCCTGATCTGCTGGAGGCGTTGCAATCCGCAGAACGCGCCATGAGCAACAAGCACTTTGCCGCCGAAGTGCTGGCCCACGACAGCGTAGTGCGCGAAATGATCCTCGCCGCCATCGCCAAAGCAACCGGAGAGCAACCATGAAAATCCACCGCGTTCAATGGTTCACCAGCGGCAGGGGGCTGGTGGGCATCGTCGAGGCCACGCAGGACGACGGAGAGCACGGCTACTGGATCGCGCCGTGCGACGGCTTCAATGAGGTGATCGACGCCAACATGGTGGCTGCGCACGGGGCAAAGTTTCCACCAGCCGCAGGGCGGGCGATTTTTGGACTGCCAGCGGGGAGTGAAGATGAGTGACCGAGAACTACTGGAACTAGCGGCAAAGGCGGCTGGCGACTTCACCATTCCAAAGTATTACCGCGTTGCGGATGATCTGCCGGTGGTTTTTATGCTGAATGATAAACCTTGGAACCCCCTCAAAGACGACGGCGACGCGCTGCGTCTGGCGGTGAAGTTGAGGATGTCTCTTGTGATGTTTTCAATTTATGTCCGGGTGGACACCGTGGATTACGAGGCCATTTACGAGGAATACGGCGACGACCCCCACACCGCCACCCGCCGCGCCATCGTGCGTGCGGCAGCCGAGATCGGAAAACAAATGGAGAAAAACAATGGCAACTGAAATCATCGTCCCCAGCAATCAAGAACACTGGCTTGCCATGCGCAAGCAAGACGTCACCAGCACCGAGTCTGCGGCGCTGTTCTCAATGTCTCCATACGTCACGCATTTTGACCTCTGGCACCGCAAGCGCACAGGCATCGTGCCCGAGTTCAAGACCAACGACCGCATGGCATGGGGCAACCGACTGGAGGCCGCGATCGCGCACGGCATCGCCGAGGAGCAGGGTTGGGAAATCCGGCCCATGAAGGAGTACTTCCGCGACCCCGACCTGCGCATGGGCAGCTCGTTTGACTTCGTGATCACCAACCTGCCGGGAGGCCCGGTGCACCTGGAGATCAAGAACGTCGACTACCTGGCCTTCCGCGACGGCTGGCTTGAGCACGAGGACGGCAGCATCGAGGCCCCGGAGCACATCGAGATGCAGGTCCAGCACCAGATGGCCGTCTCAGGCTTTGAGCGAGCGTTCATTGGCGCGTTCATCGGCGGCAACAGAGGCGTGGTGATCGAGCGCCTGCGCGATGAGGACGTCATCAAGGCGATCAAAGCCAAGGTGGCGGCCTTCTGGAAAACGGTCGACGAAGGCCAAGAACCAGACCCAGTGATGCCAGGCGACGCCGAGGTGATCATCCGGCTCAACCAGTACGCCAAGCCTGGCAAGGTGCTCAGCGCAGACGGCGACGAAACGCTGGCCGAGCTGCTCGAGCAGTACAAGTCGGCAGCCGCCACCGAGAAAAACGCCAAGGAGGACAAGGACGTTGCCAAGGCCAAAATCTTTAAGCACATCGGCGACGCCGAGAAGGTCCTGACCAGCGCCTGGAGCGTGAGCTGCGCGATGCAGGCAGACACCCCTCCGACCCTGATCACCGCCGACATGGTGGGCAAGTCCTACGGTGGCCGCGCAGGGTTCAGAAATCTTCGTTTATTCCCACGCAAGCCCACGAAATGATGGTACACTGATTGGAAATTCCAAACAGGAATCCACCCCGCAGCCGGTCGGCCACCGGCGTTTTCAGGAGCAACTCAAATGAGCCAAGTCGCTGTTATCAATGAAGTCCGAAGCGCCATCGAGCGCATGTCCCCTCAGTTCAAAGCCGCCCTGCCAGCCCACGTCAGCGTCGACCGTTTTGTGCGCGTCACGCTGACCGCTGTGCAGACCAACCCCAACTTGCTCGAAGCTGACCGCCGCACGCTGTTTGCCGCAGCCACCAAGGCCGCGCAAATGGGCCTGCTGCCAGACGGCCGCGAGGGCGCGATCGTCACGTTCAAAAACCAGGCGCAGTGGATGCCGATGGTCGCGGGCATCATGAAGCTGGTGCGCAACAGCGGCGAGATCAGCACCTGGTCGGTCCAGGCGGTCTACGAAAACGACACCTTCGATTTCTGCCTGGGCGACGAAGAGCACATCACGCACAAGCCCAACCTGGCCAACCGTGGCAAGCTGATTGCGGTTTACTCGATCGTGACCATGAAGGACGGCGAGAAGTCCCGCGAGGTGATGAGCGTCGAGGATGTGCTGGCAATCAAGGCCCGCAGCCGCTCCGGCAGCTCTGGCCCTTGGGTGTCCGACTTCGCCGAAATGGCCAAGAAGACCGTCATCCGCCGCCACAGCAAGCGCCTGCCTTTGAGCACCGACATTGACGGCGTGCTCAAAGAGGACGACGAGCTGTTCATGCCCGAGCCCGCACAGGCCGCGCCAGAGGCCGCACAAGCCGAGGAAAAGCCGTCCGCAGCGCGACGCCCCAGTCGCCTGAATAAAGTCGCTGAGCAGGCGCCAGAGGCCGCGCAGCCCGACTCCGACGGCGTAATCGACGTGCCGCACACCGACGTCCAGAACGCCACCTACGCGGGCGAAAACGAAGCCGACAGCCCGATCTGATTTTTGGGCCGAAAGCCAAACCCCGGGACGGGCGGAGTTCTTGCCGCTGACGGGGTGGCAAGTAGGCCCACCATTTAACCCACAGGAGAACCCCATGGAATACCGCATTTACGTGATTCGCGAGCAAGGCAAGGACGACATTCGTCTGGTCCGCGCAGGCAGCCTGGCCCAGGTGCTGCGCCACCTGGTCAAGGACCGCTTTGAAATTGATCGCGCAAGCACCGCAGATGTTGCAGACTACGTGACGGCCGGTATTCCGGTCGAGCGCGTGGCCAACAACGACAACGCCGACGCCGTTTAACCCAACCAGGAGCATTTCATGAGCGACAACAAACCATCCCCCATCAGCGTCGCAGCCGCGACCGACGTTTCCGAGTTCTTCACCGACCTGGACGGCGGCATCTTTGAGCGCAAGCTCTCGATTGCCCTGTCCCAAGTGGCCGCTGCCTGCACCGACCACGACAAGGTCGGCGAGGTCAACATCAAGCTGTCGTTTTCGCAGATTCCTGGTACCGGCCAGGTGCGCTGCGAGCACACGCTGAAATTCGTCAAACCCACCCTGGACGGCAAGTCTGGCGAGGAAGAAAAACGCGCCACCGTCCTGCACGTTGGCAAATACGGCGCTCTCTCGCTTGCTCAGCCCTCGCTGATGGGCAAGCAGGGCGAGCTGGTCTAAGGAGCTGACATGATCGACAAAGACGCCATCGAAGCCCTGCAACTGTCAGAAGCCATCACCGCCGCCAACAACAATGTCGGCGCATCTTTTGTGACCGCGCTGCCCGATGGCTTCCGGCTGCATGACCTGGAGAAACACCAGACCAATCGCCGCCGCGCCATCGGCGTGATGAAGACCAACGCGCTGCCAGATTTCGCCACCTATGTGGAAGCGCACGCCGAAATTGGCGCTACGGTGTTTGTCAACGCACAAGCCATGTCGGCCACAGCGGTCTTGAATCTTGGCGTTCCAGAAGAGCCAGGTCAGGCCGACAACCTGGCCGTGCTTGAGGCTCGCCGCACAGCCGCGTTTTCAGCCCTGCAGCACATCGCCAACGGCCAGCCACGCAGCCAGCAAGAGATCGCCGAGTTCATGGAGGACTGGCCCAGCATGGTGTCCTGCTTCAACGACGAGGGCACCATCTCGCCCGCCAAGGCCATCGCCGCTGTTCGCAAGGTCACCATCGAGGCGATGCGCAAGATGGAGAGCCAGGAAAAGCAGCTCTCAGCGAGCCGCAGCGCCTTCGAAAGCGTCCAGGCCACCAGCACCGAGCCGCTGCCCACCTTGGTTTATTTCGAGACCGTTCCTTATCACGGCCTGGCATCGCGCTTGTTTGTGCTGCGCCTTGGCGTGCGCACAAGCGGCGACAAACCCACCATCACTTTGCGTGTCCAGAATCTGGAGCAGCACGAAGAGGAAATGGCAAACGAGCTGGCCGAGCTGGTCAGCGCAACTGTGAAAACCACCGCTGTGCTTTTGGGCACATACCAACCTAAGTGAGAAACCCATGACAAACCAACCCATGAACGACCAAACCATCACCCTCAAGCTGTCCGTCAGCGAGTTCAACTTCCTGCACGCCATTCTTGGCGACCTGCCCACCAAGACCAACGCCTGGGTGCTCTTGAACAACCTGGAGAGCCAGGCCAAAGCGCAAGCTGAGGCGCAAAACATCCCTGTGGTGAACCCCGCCGCAGAGACTGCCCCAGCAGCCGCTGAATAACGCAAACAAGGGCCGCCTTCGGGCGGTCCGCAAGGAGTACCCGCATGGAGAAGTTTGAAAACCAGATGCTGACGCCGCAGGAGGTCTCCCAGTTGATCAAGATTTCGGTTGGCACGCTGGAAAACTGGCGCCTGGCAGGCAAAGGCCCCAAATTCATCAAGCTCGGTGGCGGCCCCAAGGGGCACATCCGCTACCGGCTGCAAGACGTCGAGGATTGGATGTTTGAGGACGCAAAAACAGGAGAACAGAAATGAGTATTCCACCCACATTCCAAAAAGCTGGCGATCATTTTGACCCTTACGCCAGTGAGGCTGACACCGCAGAGCTGTTGCGCATCGGCAAGATGCCAGAGGCCTTGCGCCTGGCTGACATGCTGGAGATGGAAATGCAGCACCCAGGGCACGGCAGAGCCGCCGATTGCCTGCGCAAGATGTATATGTTGTTTCAACACTGCGAAAACGAGATGCGTTACGCAGGGTGGGACAAGCGTGAAGCTGACAACTACGTGAGAAACGATGTGTACGAAGAGGTCAAGAAATGCCTGGGAAACAGAAATGACTGAGGCCCAAATCGCCACATTGACCAGCAGCGTTTTCCTTGCTGCGTATCTTGGCAAGCACTGGCTTTCCGCTGTGTTTTGCGTGGCTTACGCAGTGGCATCGTTCCTGAAATGAACCAGTCCCGCACCGCCTCGCTGATTGAGTCCGTGTTCAACGTGGTCATCGGCTACGGCGTGGCGCTGGCCAGCCAGCTGGCGATCTTTCCGATGTTTGGCATTCACCTGCCACTGTCCGACAACCTAGCGATCGGCGCTTGGTTTACCGTCATCAGCCTGGTGCGCAGCTATGCGATCAGGCGCTGGTTCAACGCGCGGCTGCACCGAGCCGCCAACAAACTCGCAGGTTTATGAAACGCAAAAAACACAGCCGAACGGTCTACGTGTACCGCTACAGCCTCATTGATGTGATGCTGGCCAGCCCCACGGAGCCACTACCAGAGTCGCATCGTGTGCACCAGCTCACTCGAATGCACCAGGGGCTTGAAGCGATGGAGAAGGCCCCACAGCCGACTACCGACGACTGGCGAGTTGTGAGCGATGCGGTGAACATCATGGAAACGCTGGTCACATCCGGGCCGTGGCCAGACTGCAGTGGCGAGCCGGTTGAAATTACCGACTCCAGCGGCTTGCTGCAGGATGCCGTCACCGCCATGGCCCTGGCCGGCAAGCGCCACAAGGCGGGCGGCAACATCCGGCTCGACGGCGCAGGCATCCAGGCCGTGCGCGGCGTCCTGGCCGATTACAGCGACATGCTCGAAGCGCTGCCAGCGCGCACAATGATCAAGGCGCACCGGGAAACCGAGCGGCGCTTGCATGAAATCTTGAGCGGGAAGAAACGCCCGCACGACGTTGAAATCTGTGATCTCTGAGGAGCTCTGAAGATGACCCCCGAAGAAATGAAACTCGACATGCTTGTCGCTGAGCTGGACTACGAGAACCGGCTGCTGCGGGCGCGCAATGAGCGGCTGACGAATGAAAACGAAGCGCTGGAAAAGCAGGTCAAGGAGCTGCAGGACAAGCTGACACCTCCTCCGAAGTTCAGAATTGATCCGGACGACCCATGCCCAGGATGCCGCAAGGGCGGCGTTTGCCGCACACCAAAATGCGGTCGGCTCGCTTTGCCAGAAAACCACCCATACCGTGTCGGCAACTGAAACCCCTTGGCCGTACATCCACGCCCTGCTTGGCCCGGGGTTGCACTGGTCAAAGTCGCCTGCCAGCGTCCAGGCGGCGATCGACCGGGCCGAGCGTGAAGGCCAGCGCGCGGCGGCCGATCACCTGCGCATCATCCTTGACCAGATTCGGGTTGTCGGGTTTGTGCTCCAGGAAGAAAAAACTCCGCCGGGTTAGGGCGGGGTAAGTCCTGATTTCTCAGGCGAGGGAGACAACTGCAATCATTCCAGCGTGTCGGGCGCTGTCTGTTTGGGCGCGTTCATCTTGCGCCACTCGCGCTCCAGCTCGCTTTCGCCTTCGGGCATTTCTGGCGTTGTGGGCATCGCGGCCTCGATGCCGCCAGAGGTGTCGCCTTCCACGGCGGGTGGGTTGAAAATCGATGTCGTGGTGCCCATCACTGCGCCAGCCTCGCCCGCCGTTGCCTTGACCGCCTTGGGCACCTGGCCAGCGGCGTAATCCTCGAGGAACTTCACCACAGAGGCCACCTCGGCCGGGTTCTTGGCCATCAGCATGTCGGCCAGCTTGTCGGCCACCTGCGGGGTGATCGTGGCGCTGTTGGCAAAGCGCGTGGCCAGCCCGGACAGCGCGCCGCTGAAGTTGCCGAAAGCACCCTGCACCATGGCCTGGCCGATGCCTGGGCCTTCATCCAATCCCTCGGCCATGGCTTGTCGCTTAGCTGTCTGCGAGCCGCCCAGGATTTTGTTGGCCTGCTGGAACAACTGGGCCTCACGCTCCAAGGCCGCCTTGAACAGACGGAAGTGCGCGGGGTCGTCGAACAGGGGCTGGAGTTTGGCCGTCGTCTCGGGCGAGTTGATGATTCTGTTGGCCGCGTTGAAGTTCGTCGACGGGTCCATGATGGTGCCGTACAGATTGCGCGCAACACCCGTGCGGAAGGCTTCTTTTTCTGCGTTGCCCATGCCGGACACCAGCTTGATCACCTGTTCATGGTCGAGCTTGTTGAAGTCGCTCATACCGGCGCGCATGGCGTCGATCACCTCCATGTCGCCCGCGTAGGCCTTGCGAGCGTCGCGGTACGCTGGGACGTTCTCGTCGATGGCGTTCACAAACACTTTGCGCAGGTCGCGCAGGGCGCTGGCCTCGGTCTTGGACAGGCCCTTGCCCGCAAAGCCGGACTCGATGGTGGCGTCGATGCCGCGCTTGATGTAGTCCAGCGTGCGCACATCGGGCAGTCGGGTCAGCTCCAAGACCTCGGCACCGCTTTCGGTGAACTTACCCGATGGCTTGTAAATCTCGGGCAGCGCAAACTTTGACGGGTCTTCGCCGCGCAGTTTTGCAGCCATGGCCTCGGTGTCAGCGATGCTGCGGGCCTTCTGGAAAAACTGCTGGAACTGCGGGTTCTTGAGCGCCTCAACGATACGAGGGTCATCCACATCGCCGTGGGCATAAGCGTCGTCGTAAACGGTCTGGGCCCGGCTGCGCAGCTCTTTGACCAGATTGGCCTCGTCTGCGTAGTAGTCGCCAGGCTGCAGGCCTTTTGCGACCTGCTGGTATGTGCGCTCGCGTGCGCCGGTTTTCTGCTGCGTGAGGGTCTTTTCGACCTTGCGCGTGCCCTTGCCGGTGCGTTGCGCGACAGCCTCGGCCAAGTCGGCCATCGCCCCGTCCACGTTGGCCAGCGTGCTGGGCACATTCATGGAGCGGTCCTTGGCCATCATCTGCTCGATCTGCTGGGGCGTCAGATTGGACTCGCGCATCGCCCGGGTCATTTTCTCGCCAGCCCGTGCGGAAATGGTCGCCTCTGTGGGAGCCAAGCGATCGCGTAGCCACTGGCCCGCGCTCTTGGTGCCGCGAAGCACAACGGGAGCGCCGCCGCCGATGATCGTGCCCAGCGTGCCGCCAACGACGGCCCCTGTGCCCCGATCGCCCTCTGTGGCCGACCCAGCGCCAGACACTGCGCCCGTGGCCCCACCAAGGGCTGCCAGACGCCCAAGAGCGCCAACAGTGGACCGCTGAGCCTGAGCAACAGCCGCCGGTTGCGCCCCAGGCACAAACATCATCCCAACAGCCGGAGCCATGCCACCAGCGAACTCGGCGGCCATGGCTGTTGCGGGGTTCTCGCGGGCGTACTGTGCGTACTCCTGGCGAATCTGCTGCAAAGCCTGCTCGTAGGGTTTGCCACCCAGCTTGGAGCGCAACCAGGCCTCGCCCTCGTCGCCCCAGCCCATGCCAAGGCCCTGGCCCAGAAAGGCGCGGGCCGTGTTCGTGATGCCGTCAGCCATTACTCAAGCCCTCCTGCTGAGTTCGTGTCGCGGTACAAACCCTGGTTGATCTCGTTGAAGCGTTTTTGCAGTTTGGCCTGGCCGCGCTGCAGGGCACCGTAAGCGTTGAGCATGATGCGCTTGCGCTCTTCCTGGTTCTTGGACTTGGCGCCAGAAACCATGGTCAGCAGCTTGATGTCTGAGTCGGACAGAACGCCCTTCATTTTCTCTGCTGCCGAGCTGATCATCTGGTCGGTGAGCAGGTTTTCCAGCTCTTGCGTGTTAACCAGGACCGGGTCCTTGGAGCCAGCGGCCTCAAGTGCAACACGGGTCGCCTTGTCCACCAGGGAACCGGACATGCTGTTTTTGTTGAGGTCGAAGGCACGCTTCAAAATCCCCATAGAGCCGTTGATGTTGCTCAGTGCATCCTCTGTTTCGGTCTTGAGTTTGAGCTCCGGAGCCGTCAGCTTGGTGGCCTGCTGTTGCTGGAAGTTGAACTTCTGCTGGGCCAAGGCAAGGTTTGCCTGAGCGGTGCCCATCTGCGCCAGTGTGGCGTTGATGCGGCTCATCTGCTGCTCAGTGTTCATCTCGGCAATCTGGGCGACGCGCTTTTGGAACTCGGGCGTTCCTGGGACAAGCCCCTCATCCTTGGCCTGCTTGCCTGCGGACGACTCGGGTTGGCCGGACTTCACGTAGTCCTTGATCAGCTCGGTAGCGATTGTGCGCTTATCCTTCATACCCTCGGCGGCTAGTGCGCGCAGGGTGTTGAGGTCCTCCTTGGCGCCTGTCATCCGCAGCTTTTGAGCCTCAAGACCAAGCTGCAGACGGCGGTCGCGCGCTTCCTTCTCTGATGCGCGTCGCTCTTCAAGCATTTTGGAAGCCGCGCCACCGGCTGTGCCCAGCGACTCCATGAAGTTGCCGGTCTTGGTCGGAGCACCAAATGCGGCGGCCAGTCGGAAGTACATCTCGGCCTTGCTGGGGCCGGACTCTTGGGGCTGCTTGATGGCCTCCTGCAGGAGCTTGTTGAAGGCCTCGGACTCTTTGGTCATTGTGGCACGCGCAGCCTTGAGCTCGGAGCCGTAATCGTCGCCCTGGGGAAAGTACCTGCCAATCAGGGACAAAAGCTGGTCGCTCCGACCAGGGGCGGCGGCTGGCGCTGCTGCAGGCGTTGAGGCCGCAGGCATGGGCGGCAATTCGGTGGCGGGAGCAGCCATTGGAGCGATGGGCGCACCGACAACCGGCAAGCGAATGCCTGGCTCTTCGCCAATGTTGTAGTTTGAGGCCAGGTCGTAGATCGATGGCATGTTTGCCTCCAAAAATTAACCGCCGAGCAACTTGCTCAGACCGGCGGATGCGGACAGGCCGGTTGCCAGCTGCTGCAACGGCGATGCCGAGTAGGTCTGGCCGGTGCTCTGGCCGGTTTGCGTTGTCGACGACTGCACGTTGGGCGCCATGCCGCGCACCTGAGTGGACAGCCAGTCGAGCTGTGTTTTGGGGTACTGCAGCTCCGTGAGGTATTGCTGGTACTTCGCATCGGCCTCGCGCTGTGAAAGTTGCTGCTGAGCGGCGCCAGCGGCCTCCAGTGCGGCAACGTCCTGAGTGCGCATCTGCTGGCCTTGCTGGGCCTGCGTTGCCATCTGCTGGAGCACAGATTGCTGGCGCTGCAGGTCGGCTTGCGTGAGCTGGCCAGCCTGCGAGCCCAAGGAGGCAAGCAACTGCTGCTGCTGACCCGTCAGAGCGCCGGTTTGCTGGGCGGCGCTCAAAAGCGCCTGCTGCTGAGACTGCGTGAGGCCGCCAAGCTGCGTGCCCACGCCGCCCAAAGCCTGGGCGCGTGCGATTTCTTGCTGCGCTGCTTGTTGCTGGGCAGAGGTGAGAGCCTGCCCACCTTGCAAAATGGCCTGCTGCTGGGCGGTACCGAGGCCGCCAGCGGTGGATGCCAGCTGAGCCTGGCGGGCGGCTTCTTGCTGGGCGGCGGACAGGGCCTGGCCGTAGCCTGCTTGCAGCGCCTGAGATTGCTGGGCAAGCACCGATTCCTGCGTGTCGCGCAGTGCGCGGCTGCCAAACTCACCCATGCGCGTGCCGCCGAATTGGCCAGCACGAATGAATGAGTCAGACACCGCAGGCAGCAAGTTTTCAGACAGGTTTCGAGCCCCAAGCCTAGCGATCTGGTTGGTGACCGACTCGGTGTAAGGGTTGAAGAACTGCCCAATATCCTGTGCAGAAGTTTGTGCAGCCTGCTGCATGTACGGAGCGGCAGCGGTCAGGCCTGAGCCCTCAAGGCTGGCCTGCACGTATGGCGACAGCGTGCGTGCACCGGTACTGGTGTCAACACCTGCCAAGGCGGCGGCCTGCTGGTTCAAAAACGGCTGAGCCGCGCCAACGCCGGTTGTGCCTGTGGCCTGAGTGATCAAACCCTGGGCGGCCTGCAGCGGGCTCATGCCTGCGGCCTGCGTCATGTAAGGCGTGGCTGCCGACATGGCACCAGGCGCGGCGGAGAGCTTTTCGAGGCCAGTCTGGGCGGTCTCAAACGGCGCTTTCCAGAGGCCCTGGTTTGCACTTACAGCCTCGTAGGCCTGTTTCTGTTGGGGCGTTGCGCCTGCTACCAGCGTCCCGCCATAAGGCGTGAACGGCGTGTTGGCCACGTTGGTGGCTTGGTAGATTTGATTGTAGATGGCGTCCTGCAGCCACTTTGGCGTCTCGGTGGTGCTGGTGACGTAGGACGTCGCCTTCTGGGGTTCACCCTTAAACAAGCTCATATTAAGCGCCTTTCAGATATGCCAACGGCGATTTGGCGTTCGCGCTGAACTTGCCCCGGGCCATCGATTTGCCTTTGTGTTGGCGAATTTTAGCCCGCATCTGGTCCAGACGGCGAGCCCCATCGCTGGTCGAGCCGTCGCCCAAAAGAGCCACTGTCTCGGCGTCCATCACGTACTCGCCGTCCGACAAACGCGCCGGGATGGTGTCATCGCGACCAGAGCCACCGCCACGGGCCAGACGGCTCAGAGCGCCGCCACGGGCCAGGTTTTGCGTTGGCTCGGCTGGGTTGTCGTATTGACCGCCGCCAACCTTGTCCCAGTTGCGGGCGATGTAGCTGCCGATCGGCAGACCTTGAATCTTGGCCGCCGCGTTGAGCGTGTCCCAATTCCAGGTGCGCATCGGGCGGTTGAAGTACTCCTGCTGCTCAGGCGTCATCTGAGAGACCACCTGCTGCACCTGCTCGGGCGTTTCGGCGGCGCTGAACAGCGAAAGCAACGGCAGCATGTTGGCTGCTGTGCCGACGGTGAAACCCTTATTCGCAGGAGCATCGCCGACCGTTCCCTTGACGCCAGGCGTGGTGGCAGCCGTCTGGGCCGCGATCACATTGAGCGGTGATGCCTTGATGCCCGTGCCCAACTCAGGCTGAGCAGAGCCGACGGGGGCTTGAGGCTGGCCATAAAGCGAGTAGTCCACTGCAAAATTGTCTGGGCCTTTGAAGGTCGGCGTCTGGCTGCCACCAAGGCTGTAATCGAAGCCAAGGCCCATTTCGGGAACGCTGGCGGTATTTACAGCTGGAGCTTTCAGGCCTTCGATGGCAATGTCGGACGGGGCTTTCAAGCCCAAGCCGCCAGTCTCGGCGGGTGTGATGTCGTATGGAGATTTTGCAGGGGGAGCCGTAAATCCTGCGGTCAAACCGGCGATGGCCGACTGCCCCAGAGCCTCGGTCGGGCTTGCCCCCATCGTCAGAGCGTTGCCAAACTGCTGGCCAGCTGCCTGCAAGCCCGTGCCCATCTGACCGCCAATCCCGCTCGCCGCGCCAGAAAGCGTGCTGCCTGCATAACCGCCCAAAGCACCCTGCATGGCACCAGAGGCAAAATCCCCGCCACTCAGCGCGCTTTGTGCGCCGCCGGTGATGGCGCTGCCCACCACGTTTTTGGCCGTGTCTCCGAGCGCCATGCCCAGCGTGTCACCAACGGCTCCGCCGATCACGGGTGCAACACCAGCGCCCAGGGCTCCACCGATCGCGCCATTAAGAAAGTCGCCGCCGGAGGCCGCCGAGGACAGGCCGCTGATCGCTGCACTGCCGAGCATATTGGCAGCTGTACCGGCAAGAGCCCCGCCAGAAAGAGCGCCACCTAACGTGCCAGCCAGGGCTGCACCGCCGGGAATGAAGGCCAGAGCCAAAGGCAAAACAGGAGCCACAGCCTTAACGACCTTTTTCAGAGCACGGCCCAGTTTTTTCAGAAAAAACTCGCGCTGGCCGGTGTATGGGTTCACCGTGCCGGAGCCGCCGTAAGCCTGCAGGATTCGGGCCTCGAAGGGATTGATGTGCGCCAGCTCCGTGTCGCCATAACGACCCATGCGAGCGATCTGGTTCAAGCCACCGCGTGCAAAACGAGGCATATTGCCCTCTTGCATCTGCTGTTGGACGACCTTCAAAGCCATGAGCGCGATGGTCAGCATCGCCTCATCGAACTCCATCGGCAGGTCCTCTTCGTCCATTGCACCGCTCTGGATGGCGCTCATCCTGAAATCGCCGTAGGAGTCCGGGTTTTGAAGCACGAACTCGAACATTCGAATGATCTCGTCAATGTTCTCAGGCGTGATGTCCTGATCCTGGAGGATTTCCTGGATGGCCTGGCCAAGGGCCTGCATGGCCTCGGGGCTCGACTGAATAGCGCGCAAAATTTCTTGATTCATGATAGTGCTCCAACCAGCCTTTCGGCCCATTCTTTCCAATCGGTAAATCCGTAAGGATTGGGCAAGTTTCGCCCAATCGTCGTGTTGTTCAGGAACTGCACCCCCCAGTCCTGCCAGCGGTCCGGGTCCTGCAGCCGCCCAAACGAGCCGTAGGCGTCGAGGTCGATGATGACCTGCGACGACCAGTCGAGCAGCTCCATTCCTGTGGGCAGCGTGATGATCATCCCAGCACCGTCCTGTCGCCAGCGTCGATGTGGCCAATGATCTGGCCCATCTGGTAGTCGCCATACAGCGCGTTGGACTCAAAGCGCACACGCAGCTCGCGGCGCTGCTCCTTGAGCATCACGATCTGCTCGAAAGGCTGGTCGGCCTGCTCGGGGAATGTGAAAATCGAGCTGATCACTTCGGGCGCACGGGCGTTGGCGCGGCCGGTGACCTGCACGGTCATGGGGCCCTTTTGCACGAAGTCCGGCTCGATGGTGGTGATGCGCAGATAGCCGTCCTGGCCTTGAGCCACAGACGACAAGTCCGCTGTTTCAAAGTAGGACTGAATGGGCGCGGCCAGTGTGCCGTCAATCTCGTCCACACCCTGCTCATGCACCCAGGTGCGGTAGCCGCTGGCCGTTGGGACGGCATCCACCAGGATGGGAGCCATGAAGGCGTTGTTGTAGCCACCGGCTGAACGACCCGATGCGGGCAGAGCGGTGTCGTACCAGGTGTTCTCGCGCACGTTGTAGATCACGGCGTGCGTGCATTCGGTGGCGTCCCCCTTGGGGTAGGCCCACCAGATTTCGCCGAAGCGCGGCACCTTCCAGGCAAACACCTTGCTGTGCTGCTGGGGGTTCAGACCTTCGAGGAAGTAGTTGATGTTCAGCTGGTTGGGCACATCGCGCACCACGCCGTTGAACATGAAGAACCGGTCCACGCCTGCCCAGTAGAAAACGCCATCGTAGTCCACGACCGAGTCGGCGGACAGGATTGAGGTGTCGGTGGCGATCGTGTCGAACTGGAAAACCGTAGCGCCGCCCGTGAAAGTGGCACGAATCACCGCGTCATAGGCCCAGAAAATTCCAGCAGGGGCCGATCCGGAGCCTGCGCGCAGTGGCATGCCCTTGACAATCTTTTGGCTCCAAACCCGGGCGATGCCTGAGCCGGAGCCGATCAGGTCGGTGGGCTCGCCAGCCACGGACCAGCCGATGATGCCAGCCGTGCCGTAGTAAAACAGGTACGGGTGAAGGGCCACGATGCCGCCCGTGGCGTTTGCGCCTGCTGGCAGCTGCACGCTTTTTAGGGGCGCGGTGCCGAGCAGGTCGCCGTAGAAAATCTGCCCGCCGACGTCATTGCACAGGCAGCGACCGTTGGGCGAGACGTGCGCCAAGAGCGCGTTGTACTGCGTGGACGAGTCAAACACGGCCTGGAACATCCAGCGGTTGGCATCCGATACCGCAAGCGCGTCAGAGCCGCCCACCATGTCGGTGTCGGTTGCTGTAATTGTTGTTGTGGCCGCAGCGACCACGTACCCGTTGGTGGCAACACCTGCCGTCACTGCCGTGATAGTGATCACCGGGCCAACGGCCACGGCGGTGTAATTTGGGATCGATGTGTGCAGGTTGATGTTGGTGGCCACGGCCGCCGCTGTGGTGGCCAGGTCTGTTGTGAAGGACACCGCGCCGGACATGATCTGAACGCCGTTGACCGTGATGCCGTTGACCGCCCCAGAAGCCCCGCCCGTGAGCGTCACTGTGCCCGTTGCGGCCACGGCCACGGGGGTGCGGTCGGAAATCAGGCTGGCGTTCTTGCTGGCGTCGATGGTGAAACGCTCTAGCGTTCCAGGGCCACCGCTGTGACAGTACTGCAGCAGCTGCTGCGTAAAACTCATGAAGCCACGCGAAATCTCGGTCAGGTACTTGGAGATCGAGCGATACCCGCCGATCTTGCGCGGCAGGCCACGCTGAAAACGAACCCACTGTCCGTCGGTGTAGAAATCACCGTCGAACTTGGTGCCGTCGCGTTTGATGCCCGGCTGAGAGCGCAGGATCTGGGTTGGCATCAGAACGTCCCGCCCACCACGACGCCAGAAGGCGCAATGCCAAGGGCCGCATAAGCCGCCGGGCCGTCAGCCGCTGTAAACACCGCGTCGCCCACAGCCGTGCCGCCCAAGTTGATGCGGGCAGCACCTGCGGTCGTTGCGCCGGTACCGCCGTCAGACACCTGAATGGGTACGGCCAGGCCGCCCGTATCGGCGTTGACCACATCGGTGCCGTCGCAGTACAAGATCGAGCGCGAGCCGGACGCCACCAGGACGCCAGTGCCAGCGGCCGTCTTGACCGTGAAGTTGTAGGGGCCCGTAGTCTCGTTGTTGACCCAGTACTGTTGCACCGTGGCCGGAACAATGATCACGCGGTTTCCGGTCAGGGTTCCTGTGAAGCCGTAGGCGATTCGGTTGAGCTCCGTGCCGGTCAGGGTGTAGTTGCCCGAGCCCGCCACGTTGATCGAGGTGTAGTCGAAGGCAAAGGTCGCGGACTGGCCAAAGCCGATCGTGTAAAACGACGTGCCGTCCGAGACAATGATGGCCGACTCGCCTGGCTGGAAAGACAGTGTCGGTCCGCCGTCGATCAGCACGGTACCGGTCGGGTCAGCCACGATGGCACCAGACCCGGAGTTGCGAAGGTAGCAGAACCAGTTGTTGCCGACGATTGTCGGAGCGGGCAGCGTCAACGTGCCGCCAGCGCCGGTCCAGACGAACATCCGGGCGCGGTCCTGATCGCCTGCCGAGTAGTTGCTGTTGAACTCGGTGACTGGCACCGACTGAGCGAGCAGCGTGCCGGTGGCCACGATACCGTTGCCGGCCAGCGACGAGGCGTTGACCTGCGAGGTCGATGCGCCGTACTGCAGCGCCACCCAGGAGCCCGCTGCCGTGCTGTTGTTCGTGAGGTAGACCTGCCAGAGCGTGCCAGAGGCAATACTGACCACCTGCACGCCATCGTCGCGCTTGACCGTGAATGTCGACGCGCCACGGTTGTTGAACAGGATGGTCTGGCCCGTGCCCGTTTTGTCAGCGGGCGGCAAGGTGATGGACAGGCCGCCGTTTGCGGGCGTGACGTCCATGATCTTGGTGGCCAGGTTCGAGCTGGTCGAGGTCTCATCGGGCCAGCTCAGCGTAATGTCGGCGGCAAGCGCAATCGCGCTGTAATCAATCTCGCTGGGGTAGATGTTTGCCCCACCGAAAACGTCGGTGTATGTGGTCATGCTTCAGTCCTCTGGGCGCTGCGGTCCATGATTTTCTTGAGGTCCTCGCCGTTGAGCGCCTGGGCCGCACGGTCGTACATCTGCTGCCAGGTGCCGATGCGCTCGTCCTTCTTCAGGAACGGCGTGGCCTCAAGCAGCGTGGCGTACAGCAGCAGGTCCGGTGCGTACTCGGTGAGCCAGTTGGTCTGGAAGTCCTCGCCCAAAAAGCGCGGCTGCTCGTAGTAGACCACCTCCAGCGTGCTCGCTGCAACCGGTGTGGGCGTGATCAGCCAGTGGTTGTAGTCGTAGTCGGCGTAAAACTGCGGTGCGCCGGTTTCGGCCTCGTCGGGCCAGTAGTTGCGGCAGTACTCGTAGGAGCGCGCAAAAATCGGCGTTCCGTCAACGGTCATGCTCACCGTGTCGCGCCAGCGGTCGGGCTTGCGGTAGGTGGCCACGCCAATCTGCAGGGGGGTCTGGACAGCGCGGATGAAGCCTTGAATCTTCAGCTCACGCGAGATGCGGCGCTCGCCCAGTGTGATCAGGCGTGGCAGTTGCTCGTAGACAATCTGGTCGCTCTCAGCGGTGAAACCCCGCTCAAGGTAGCGGCGCACATCTTCAAGCAGGCTGCTGTACGTCATCGTGTACATGGGGACTCCAGTAGGGTGTGAAGCCGCTGGTCCAGCAGGCGCTGTGTTGCAGAATTATAGGCTGGGCGGCCGCCAGGAGGCAAACAGGAGATCACCGCGCCACACCCTTGGTTTTCTCGAACGACCGCATGCCAGCGATGCCCAGGATGCCAGAGAGGATCACCCAAAGCTGATCAGCGTCCAGGACCGGTGGTGGAGTCAGCTCTTTGGGAATCCAGCCCATGCCCTGCAGGTAGGTCCAGACCCAGAGCATCAGCGGGTAAAGCAGAAATTGGTAGGCCATGGCCGCCGCGCCAATCCAGCCGATCGCGGGTCGCCATCCGGCGACAAAAACGCTGCTGTGCGCGGCCTCGGCCTTGTTGACCTCAATCTGCGCCAGGTCGATGGCCTGGTCGAGCTTGCGGCCCTCCAGCTCCAGCTGCATGCGCTCTTTTTCCGTGGTGATCAGGTCGCCAGCCACCTTGCCGACGGACTCGATCATGCTTCCAATGCCCAGGATATTCATGTGACGTCCTTCAGTGTGCGGTTAATCCAGCCGAGCAGGAACTTGGCCTGCGTGCGGTCGCGGGTCACAATATCCCGGTACCGGGCGATCTTGGCCAGGGCGTAGGCCATGACGAATTTCTCGGGGTCGTAGGCGTTGAGAGCCTGCAGCGTGCGCTGACCGAAAGAGCCGTCGGGCGTTGCGCCAACCACCAGCTGCGCGAGCTTGACGGCCACGGTGGGCCGCTTGGGCGCACTGGAGTTGACGGCAAAGCTGAAAATCGAGGTCGCGATTTGCTGGTGGGCGATGTGATCGCCCATGATGGGCAGCCAGTAGTTGGTGTGGTACCAGTTGCGCACCATCGGCGTTGGCGGCGTCTCCCCCCGGTCGATGAACCCCCAGCCCTCCCAATCGGGGTTGAAGTTCCTGGCGATGCCTGCGTAGGTTTGGCCACCCCGGTCGCCTGGGACGTTGTGCAGCACGTAGCCGCCCTCGTCTCGAATCATGGACTCAAAAGCTGGCAGAAAATCAGCCATAAATCACCTCAAATCCAATTTTGACGGACCAAAGCACCACACCGACGATCAGGACGGCGGCGATCAGTGCTTCGGCCCAGTCTCTCATGCTGACCAGGGCAGGGGTGGTGTCACCACAGGCGAATTGATCGCGTTGGCGATCTGCGTGGCGACGGCCGACTCGGTGGCGAATTTGTCCACGCCGTTGGCCCAGATCCAGCCGAGGACCTGAGCTTCGGTGAGCTGGTCGTAGGGCGTGAACGCTGAGCCGGTTGGCGCAGGCAGCGAGCAGGTGCCATACACGGAGCCGTTGTAGGTCTTACCGTTGACGGTCTGGGCTCCGGAGCAGGTCCAGTGAACGGTAAAAACCACATCGGTTTCGCCATCGGCCTGCGGGTAGCAGTCCATAGCGGTGACGTCCCAGGTCATGGTGATGGAGGTGAGGGTGTCGGTCATGGTGGTTCCTTTCAGTTTGATTCGAGTGCCGCGACACGGGCGGTCAGGGTTTGGATGATGGCTTGCTGTTCTTGGATGGCGGCAGTCAACGTTGCAACCAAGAAACTGGTGTCGATGCCCTGGTACTGTGGGTTGCCTTCGGCATCCACTGCGTCCTTCTCGCCTGTCACAGCAGCAGGGCAGACTTCGGCCAGTTCGTGAGCAATGAAGCCCTCTCCATCGGAGCCGTCAGACTTCCATTTGTACGTCACCGGCTTAAGGGCTGCGACCTTAGCCAGCGCACCAGTCATGGGCTGGACGTTCTCTTTCAGGCGGTAATCGGATGATGTGTTGTACGCAACAGCGGTGGTTCCGTTTTGAGTAATGCCCCCAATTGCTCCGCCGTTGTAAGCGAAGAAAGTGTACGCAGAGCCTGACACTGTACCGTTAGCGTGGTTGACAACAACAACACCGCCGGGGCCATTCTTTTGCAGAGCAACCGAATCGCTATTTGTCAAACCAGCACTCGTCGTCCCCACCAGCAGATTCCCGCTGCTGTCGATGCGGGCGCGTTCTGTGCCGCCTGTCGAAATTGCTACGTTGTTTGTACCGACACCGTAGATGCCGTTGTTGAAGTTTCCGACTGTTCCGGTAAAGAAGATGCCGCTTGTCGATTGGGTGTAAATGTTTCCCGCAAGAAAATTAACGTTACCAGAGGAGTCGATGAGAGTGCGAGCTGTACCGTCGTTGTTGGAGAATACAAGTGATGGTGCTGCGGAGTCTGTTGCCCCTATGTAATACCCTTGACCGACCTGCGCTCTCGTATTGTTGTAAGCAACGTGAACGGCGTAAACCGAATCATTGGAGCCGAAGTAAGAACGCCCGCCCGCAACTTGAAGCCTTGCGTTGCTTGCAAAGGAGGTGGTTCCGAGGCCAAGGTTTCCGGAGTCGGTCAATGCCAGACGCACAGTTGATGTCGCGTTATCGATAAACGCCAATATCTTGTCATCAACAGCGGCGGCATCAACAGCAATCTTCCATGTCTGTGTGCTGTTCCTGTTAAGCAACGCAAGCGCAGTTGGATTGCTTGCGCTTTCTTGCAAAGTGAGTTTAGTGCCCGATACAGGCGAACTCGTCCCAATACCCAGACCTGTGGAGGTCAGGCGCATTTGTTCGGTGTTGTTGACCGTGAACAGAATGGGCTGATTGCTCAGTGTGGCAAAGTCAAGCAAATACGCAGACGAGGTAACTCTGGAATACGAAATGTCGGGGCGAGATTCAAGTGTGGCAATGTTTGATGTTGTTACCGCTTCTAAAATGGTCTGTCCAGACGTTCCTCTGGATGTAACCTTTGCACCACCGATTGCGCTAACTTGCAGCGTATTCGTCCCATCAAACGTCAGCGCACTCCCCGTGGTCAGTACTTTGGAGCCGTTCAAATACGCGACCCCGTTTGCTGTGCCGCCCGAGAGCGTTACAGCATTCGAGACAGTCAGCGCGTTGGCGGTCAGCGTGGTGCCGTCAAACGTGAGGTTTGCGCTGTCTTGCAGCAGGCCGCCGGTGCCTGCGTAGGTCACGCGGCCAGAGGTCAGGCCGGAAAACGTGATCGAGCCCGACGAGGTCAGTCCGGTGAGTCCGGTGAGCACGCCCGCGTCGCTGAGAACACCCACCGAGTTTTGCACCAGCTTGCCCGTGGTGCCATCGAAACGCACCAGTGCGTTGTCGGTCGAGCTGCCTGGGCCGACCACATCACCAGCGGAGCCAGCGGCCGTTGCCAGCACGCGAACCACGCCGCCGTTGTCCTTGTAGAACAGCTTGCCGTCGGTAATGTTCACGGCCAGCTCGCCAGCGGCCAGGTTGCCTGCCGATGGGGTCGCCGCAGCGGTGGTGCTGTAGTACAACTGGATGGGTGTGTAGCCTGCCTGAGACATGATGTTTCCTCTCGAAATTTAGAACGTGCCGCCGGAGATACCCGACCACACTGGTGTGCCTGCGCCAGCCGAAGTGAGCACCTGCCCCGCCGTGCCGTTGGCGATAAACCCGGTCGCGCCTGCGCCGGTCTGATACGGGATCTGAGACGCTGCGCCGCCTGCCAAGTTGGTGGCCGACGTTGCGTTGCCGGACAGCGATGCCGTGATTGTCCCCGCGCTGAAATTCCCGGAGGCGTCGCGCGCCACGACCTTGGAGGCCGTGTTGGCTGATGTTGCGTCCACAGCAAACGTGCGCGCGGCTGATCCGTCAAACGTGCCCGTGGAGGTCAGGAACGCGCCTGCGGTCAGCGCGTTGGCCACCGAGCCAACACCGGTCACAGAGCCGGGTGCGATGTTGGTCCAGAATGTTCCGTTGTACTGGATCAGGTTGTTGGTGGCCAGGGTGTTGAACTGCACGTTCGAGTCCGTGCCGCCCAGGACGCTGCCAGGGTTCACCAGGACAAAGAACGAGCCCGAGCCGCCAGAGCCTGCGTGCGTGATGATGCCGAGCTGCACCTTGATGCCGGGCGCGGACGGCTTGACCTTTGTCGGGTTGCCCGTCGTCGGGTTGTACCAGATCACATCGCCGTCGGCCCAGGTTTCGCCGTAGGCCGAGCCGTTGGTTGTGATGCCGCGAACGAGGCCGTAGGTGGTGATGCGGCCAAAACCGTTGTTGGCGATCGGCTCAGTGGCGATGCCAAGGATCAGGTTGCCGTCCGTCAGTCCGGCCACTGTCGGGGCAAAGGTGATTTCGCCGGATGCGCCCACGGTGCCCGTTTGGTAGACGATTTTCAGCGGGCTGTCACTGATCGTTGCCGAGGCCTTGCCGTAGACGAAAAGCTCCTCGCCGACCTGCTGGGTGATGTTGCCATTGCCCATGCCAAAGTTCAGCGAGCCGGTCGATCCGTTGTACCACATGCGCCCTGCGGCCAGGGTTACGGCAGCGCCGTTGTTGAACTGGATGTACGGGTTGGCGTTGTCGATCGTGAGCGCCGACATGGTTGCGCCGTCGGCAAACACCAGCTTGCCCGAGCCCGTCTCGTCGGTCATCGCTGCTGCCAGGTTGGCAGACGACGGCGTGGCCGCCCAGGTTCCAACGGCAGGCACCGAGAACGAAATCGTGCCGGTCGTCGTGATCGGGCCGCCAGTCAACCCGGTACCGGTGCCAACGCTGGTCACGGTGCCCAGAGGGTTCGTGGACCAATCAAAAGCCGTGCCATTCCAGCGCAGGAAGGTGTCGGTAACGGTCGGGGCGGTGATGAACCCGGTCGCACCCGAGCCGGTCTGGTAGGCGATCCTATTGGCCGCGCCGCCAGCAAGGTTCGTGGCCGAGGCCGCGTTGCCGCTGATGCCGATGTTCCACGTGCCCGTCGCGTCGGTGCCGTCCGCCTTGGGCGCGCCGACCGTGTTGTAGGAGATCGTGGCGGTCGCGCTGCCGTTGTAGGTCTGCCCCGGGCTTGCGCCGCCGGTGGTGTTGAACGTGATCGCGTTGGCCACCGAGCCAGCCTGGCCCGTGGTGTTTTGGTTGAGCACCGGGACGTCTGAGACCTGGATGGCGGACATCACCACATTCGTGCCGTCGCCGCGCAGGAACTGAGCCGTTGTCACCGCACCGGCCAGCGTGTTCATAGCCGCCTGGCGCGTGGTCTGGCCCGTGCCGCCCTTGGCGATGCTCACGACGGGCAGGTCGTCGTTGACCAGCGCCCGGAAGGTCGGGTCGGCGTTGGGGCCCGATGCCGGTCCGCCGAAAAACTGGTTTGCCGGTACAGGGGCCACGATCAGCGTGGAGCCCCAGGTGGGAGCGCCGCTGCCGCCGGACACCAGCACTTGGCCAAGGGTACCAGCCGTGCCAACATACAAACCGTCCGCGCCTGACCAGATCACCGCGCCGGGCTGCATCACCAGGCTGCGGCTGGTACCGCCCTGGTCGATGGGCAGGATGCCGTCGATCTGCGTCTGGTCGGCCAGGTCAACAGCCGGGTGGCGGTGGTCTGAGCGCGAGAGGGTAAGCGCCGTACCGGCCGAGCCAGATCCTGTGCCTGTCAGCGGAGTGCCCCCATATGAAACCGCAAGGGTGACGTTCGAGGACAGCGGCCCGCCGCCCGTGAGGCCGTTTCCGGCGATCACCTCGCGGCTGGTGGGCACGTAGCCCGAAATCGACAGCGGAACGGTCGTGGCGGCCGTCACGCGGCCAGTGGCGTCCACGGTGACCTGGGGAACATTCGAGCCATCACCATACACACCAGGCGTCACGCCCGAGGCGGCCAGCTGCGTGGTGCCAATACCACCTGGGGCAACCGACAGGGTCACGTTCGAGGACAGCGCACCGCCGCCCGTAAGCCCCGTGCCAGCAATCACCTGGCGCGAGGTCGGAACACCGGCCACCTGCAGCAGGTCACCGGCGCGGATTTTGTACGTCACGCCCTGATAGACGCCAACAAGCAGCGTGTCCTCCGAAGGCAGCGTCACTGGAACCGGCAGGTTCGTGATGCTGATCGGGATGAGGTTTGATGGGACTTGGGCCATTTTTTAATCCACAACGAACAGGAAGCGTTGCCCGTCCTCAGAAACGATGAACTGCGTGCCGTCCTGCGTGATCAGGCCCGAAGGATTGGTCGTCAACGGCACATCCGGGCGCACGAACGGCAGCACGATCTGGTCCTCTTGGCGCGGGGCCAGGCGGTACGGATCGTAGTTGTCCGTGTCCTCCTTGCAGACCATGAGCGCCGGAAAGTTGGGATCCGGGTTGAGCTCGGCGATCTTGAACTTTCGAGAGCAGCGAGCACAAATGCCCAACCCATACGTCGGGTCGCTTGCATCTGGGACGATGAACTTGCCGCTCATTTCGTGTAGCACCCAATACCGGGGTTGATGTAAGTCGGCGAGCCGTCGTTGTCGCCGTCCCAGGCGGCCTGGCGGGCGGCGTACCATTTCTGCTCAAGCATGGCGACCAGGGATGGGTCCACGGCTGGGGTTTCAGCGCCGACACGCGCAGACAAACCAGCGGTAATGGCCTCCAGCCAGCGCTGGGGAACCTCGACGTCTTGCCGCAGGTTCTCGGTGTCCATGATGTGGCGGTGACGCCACACGATCAGCTGCTGGTGCTCAGCGGCGGCATTCGGAGACGGCCAGAGGTTCATCACCGGCCGGGGCAGGTCGCGCTGGAACCAGTAGGTCAGCGGACGGCCCATGAACACCTTGTTGCTCTGCGCCACGTAGGTGTCGCGGTTGAGCGAGCCCATGGGGATTTCCTGCGGCAGTGTGCCGAGGTACACCTCGCTGAGCAGCATCGGGCTGCTGCTGGTAATGCGAAACAGCCGCTTGGCCATCGCCGGGACGATATCCGTCCAAGTCCACTCGCCAGCGGTTGCGATCGTGTTTTGCGTTTCAACCGTGGTCCAGACCAGGCCGTCGTTGCTGGTCTGGAAGGTCACGTCCACGGACGCGCCGGTCCACTTCATGCCCACCGTGTTGACGGTTCCCACGCCGCCGTCCTGGTCGTTGAAGTCGACGGTGTAGCTGGTCGGCAGGGACACCGTTGCGCCGGTCAGCTCCTGCAGCGTGCGCAGGTTGGCGTTGAGCACCTCGACGGTGCCGTTGTCCAGCGTGACGATGGGCTGGCCTTCGTAGAAGGGGTAGATCTGGCGCTGAATGCACCAGCTGGGGGTTTTCGTGTTGGCAAGCTCGCTGAGCAGCAGGTACAGCGACTCAAGCGCGTAGGCCTGCATTTCGGACGTGATGGCCTGGGCAGGCAGGCGGCAGCGCCGGAAAGCGTGATCGACGACTTTCAGGGCGTTGAATGTTGTGCTGCTGATGCTGCCGGAAAAGGCCATGCTAACTCCGTATTTGGTCGTCAGATGGCCGCCGATTCAGCGCGCCCGTGGGGGTTGGGGAATTGTAGATCAAGAGGTCACAAGGCGGCAAACATGCCGCCCTGCTCTCGATCAACGCTTGGCAGCCTTGCGGCCTTCGGACAAAGCAATTGCAATCGCTTGCTTGGGCTTCGTCACGACCGGGCCCTTTTTGCCCGAGTGCAGCTCGCCCGCCTTGAACTCGCTCATCACCTTGCCGACCTTGGCCTGGCTAACCTTGCCGCCTGACTTCATGGCCAGCATCGGCTCACGGGGAGCGACGGGCACCATCTTGCGCATCGGGGCCTCGACCTTGCGGCGGGTCTCCATCGCCTCGCGGCGCATGGTGGGCGTGGCCGCCATCTCGCGCTTATCCATGGCCTCCATGCGGGGCATCTTGGCTTGGCCGCCCTTGGCCAGCTTGAGCGTGGGCAGGTCCGGCGCCACAGGCTTGGAGCCTTTGATGCCAGGGTTTTTGTTGCCCTTGATGCCCAGCTTGCTGTCGTCCTTGAGCATGTTGTTGCCCACGAACCCAGGGGCCTCGACCTTGCCGCCTTTGGCCAGCTTGGTCAGCGGCTCGCCCTTGTGCAGCGCCTTCTCGTGCTTGTGCACGGCTTTGGCCACGACCTTCTTGTCCATCGCCACATCGCTGTGGACCTTGCCGCCCTCAGCGTAGCAGGCACCGCCCTTGGCGTAGCCCTTGCCAGACACCTTGCCGCCCATGGCGTACTTCACAGAGCCGTCTTTGCCCTTGGTGCCGAAATCAAACTCTTTGACGTATTTGCAGCCCATGTTTCTCTCCAATCAATCGCGATCGTGTATTGGCGCTTTGAGGTTGTCGATCTTGCGCTCAAGCCGATCGAACCGGTCCATGAGCTGTTGCATATCCGCACGAAACTCGCTGCGGGTGATGTGATCGCGCGCGATTTCCTCACGCGTCTTGTTGAGCAAGATGCTGATGCGCTGAAGCTCTGAGAATTTCTCTTTCACGACAAATCCAAGCAAAGCGACGATCGCTGTCAGTACGATGTTCCAGACCATCATTTCCATGACGCCAAACCTCCAGCGTCAAAGAGTCAGGTGTAAGCGATGTTCACAGTCCCGGCAGCAACAACCACCAGGCCGTTGTTTGCCGCGATACCGTGGCTGGCCCAAGTGGCAATCTCACCGACCACCATGGTCTTGGTGTAGAGAATGTTTCCACTGGCTGCAGACGCGCTGTCGTAGACCGTAACCGCGCCTGCAACGATGCAGGTCACGGAAAACAGTCCGGCGGGAGTTGGCTTGATCACAGCGGTTGCGGCTGCAACCTGCTGATAGCCTAGTTTGTCGGTCATCATGATTTGATCTCCTGGTTTGAATGAAACCCCGCCGTCAAGCGGGGTGCGTCATGACGCAGGAAATCAGCTCAAAGCCGCGCCAACGGCAGTCACCCAAGCAGAGCCGGTGTTGATCACCAAGCAGAACTCATTGTTGCCCGCGCCATTGTCGGAAATGATGTAAACGGTACCAACAGGAAGGCTGGTGACAGCCGGGAGGTTGGCAGTTGTAACGACCGGAAAGTCAAAACCGGCCAAAGATGCAACCGGGCCGGAAAAAGTGGTTTGAGCCATGATGTGTCCTCACATGCGAGTTGTGCGCAGCCGTCTGCATGTCGTCGGCCAGGGCGGGCCGTCTGCTGCGCTAAATTGAAGGTGCCCAACAAAGCCCCCGCCTTGTGAGCAGGGGCTTCAGTTGGCATCTTAGACGCCAGCGGTACCGAACACGGCGCGTGGGTCAGTCCAGCCCAGAGCGTAACGCTCGGTGGCCTTGTAACGCATGCTGTCGGTTTCGAAGTCGCCTTCCATGGACTTTTCCAGACCACGGCGCATCATCAGCTTCAGACCTTCGGGAGCGTCGGTCTGCACCCACCAGGCGGTGGTGCTGGTGATACGAGACAGGTTGGCTTGGCCTTCGGCCAGCAGACCCATCGACTTCACAGGGTTGATGTCGTTGTCGGCGGTGCCGGTGCGCAGCACAGACTTCAACAGGACCTCAGCCTGGAACACGTTGGAAGGACCGGAGACGATCTTCTTGGGTGTCAGGCGGATACGCTTGCCGTTGTTGTCAACAGCGTTGCGAATCTGAATGAGGATCTGCTCGAGCGAGGTCTGAGACAGAGCGGCGGCGGTGGCCAGCTGGTTGCTGAACGTGCCGTTGACGATCGGGTGAGCCGTGGAAACCAAGGACACGCCGTCACCACCGGTATACGCGCCGTTGAAAGCGCGGTTCAGGATGTTGGCTGCCAAGGTCTCTTTGGTCTCGATCAGGGACTGCGCCAGGTGCTTGGCGTAGGTCTGACCGATACGGATGTGGTCGCCGTCTTCAACCAGAACTTTGGTCAAAGCGAAGGCCAAGCCGTACACCTTGTAGAGGTAGCGCTGCAGGAACAGGACGCCACCGGATTGGTAGGTCACTGCCATGCCGTCAGGCAGCTCAGGCGCAGCACCGAAGCCGTACAAGACGGGCTCTTCGTGGTAGTTGCGTGGGATGCCTTTTTGCTCGCGGAACACTTGTTTCCACTCGTCAGCACGCTGCTCATAAACGCCGTCGAACACTTCGTTCAGGATCGGCTCAACAACGGACCGGAAGTCCGTACTACGCATTGGGGTTGCCATGTTTCAGCCCTCCTTAGATGCTGTTGACGGCTGCTTTGTAGGCGTGTTCGTTGATGCGAACAGTGGCCGTGACATAAGCGTCAGTCAGCGAGTCGTTGATGTTGTATCCGAAGCCGGTGATCTGGAACTGGCCAGATGTGGTTTGGATGGCGGTGAGTTGTGTGTTGGACAAGCCCGTCTGGGTGCTGCCGCCAGGGGAGGCAACAGTCCAGTCGCACTCTTCGCCCACTGCGGTTTGCACCGTGGTGGAGCCAGGAGTACCTGGGTTGGTGTACTGCACATCAAACAGCGTTTCTGGATCGTCGTACACCCAGGCGATGATGTTGGTCGCCGTGACGCCGGAGGGCCAGAAGGGGCTGATGGTGGGGCGGCCAGTGGCATCGTTGTACTGGCAACCGGCGAAGATACCCAGGAGGGTAACGCCGTCAGTGGTGCCAGAACGGGTGCCGTCAGAGGTGCCCAGTTGAATAACACCAGCGTCAGTCAGCTTCACGGGGTCGCCCGAGAAGATGTTGGCGGCGTAGGTGCTCGCGATCGTGTAGGCTTTCGGGCGCATTTGACCACTGTTGTGGTACGAGGCACGGAAGCCAAAAGGTGCGCTAGTCGAGGACATAGTGCGGACTCCTTATGGGGTTGAATGGACTGAACTGTTCAGGTCAGCTCGAACTGAGCGGACCGTCTTTGTCCAATTTCCGTCATGCCGTCACCCGCATCCATACGCGAGCCAGAGGCGCGCGCTTGCTGCTCCATGAACTCCGCCGTGTCGGTCAGCTTTTCCTCTTCGCGCAGCGGCGCATCGTGGTGAGCTTCCTGCATGTACTTCTCGTACAGGCTGATCGGGAGTTTGAAAGCAAGCATCTCGTTGACGCCGATGAAGCCTTGCCACTCACCGGTTTTCACGGTGACGTAGTCCCAGCCAGGCACGTCGCTTGGCTTCAGAGGCTCATAACCCAGACGCATACGCATGTGGATGGAGTCACGAGGGTTCGAGGTGGTCAGCCAGCAGCAATGCCAGCCGTCGAGTTTGGGCAAGTCCGGAAGTGAGGACTGGTGGAACTGCTGTCGGAACATTTCAACCCGCTCATCATCGGACAGAGCACGTGATTCGGATACGGCGCGATCTACCATTGCGCGGTTATCACGGTTGTCACCAGCGGATTTCTTAAGGCGTTCGTCAGACATTTCTCGCTCCTTTCAGCGATTGGGAAAAATTATAGGTTGAATTTGGAAAAACACAACGCGTTTTTTTACGCGCGGTTGTTGCGGTCGTATTCCGCATAGCGTTTCACGTACTTCATGCGAAGCACGGGATCGTCCCAGACACCGGCATCGATCAGCGCTTGCTTGCGCTCGGGGCTGATGTAGACCTCGGTCCGGGTACTTGTCGGCGCGTGCTCGCGGCCAGAGCCGATGGCAGGGCCGCCGCGTTGCTGGCGCTGAGGCTGCTGAGACTGTTGCGACTGCTGGCGCTGGCTGCCCTGGCCGGAGCCGGACTGCTTGAAGCGCTCAGGCAGGCGGCGTGCCGCACGCTCGCGCAGCTCGTCCCAGTACTCCTCGGTGTCCGGGCGGAAGCCCTCGCGGTGCAGAGCGCCGTCGATGGCCAGCACGATGGCGCTGTCCTCGTCGCCGCCTTTGATGTCGTACCAGGGGTTTTGGTTGATGAACTCCTTGGCGAAGTGCACCGACATGTCGTCCAGGCCGTCGTTCTTGGGCTGGGCTGCCTGGCGTTGGACCATCGCCTGCTGCTTGGCGTAGGCCAGCTGCTGTGCTTTCTGCAAGGCCTGATCGCGATAGCGCATGGCTTGCGTGACGTCCTCGCCGTTGCCAGCGGCCACCGCCTTGGCGATCACTCGCTCAGCCATCTCCGCTTCGTTCTTGGCATTGGCGATCTGCGCATCGATCTGCGACAGGTCAGCCTGGTGCGTGCGCTGCTCGACGGTGCCAAGGCGGCGCTCGAGATCGTCGTTGCGCTTGCGCAAGAAGTCCAGCTCCAGCTTGTCGCGCTTGATCGCCTGCTCGCGGCGCTCCTTGCGTTCGAGCTTTTCCAGGCGGCGGCGCTCGCGGATCGCCTCACGCTCGGCGTCGTTGCCGTCGTTGTGGCCATCGTCGTCGTTGCCAGACAGTCGCTCGTCGTCTTCGTGGCCGTCGTCGTTGTCGTCTTGGTTTTGGTTGCCGTTGGGCTGGTCCTCGACGATGACGATTTCTTCGTTGTTGGGATTGCTGTCGTCTTCAGTCAATGTTGGCATGGTCTGCTCCTTTCAGCAGGATGGTTGGTTAAACAAGGGCGTGCTCATTGAGCTTGGACTTGAGCTCGTAGCCCATGAGCGGCCAGATTTTCTGCACGGCGTTGGCGCGAGCAACCTTGCGGCCGATCTCGGCGTCAAAGTTCTCGGGGCTGGCGCAGGCCGACTCGCCGGTGACGGTGAAGCCGTTTTTCAGCACCAGCACGCAAAAGGTCAACAGGTCGAGTGGAGCCTTTGCGTTTTCAAACGAGCCGACAACGATTTCGGGCGAGTGCTCTTTGGCTTGCGCAATCACAGCGCCGAGCGTGCCTTGGGCGGCTGTGAAGTAAACCTCCTCAAAGATGTTGGCCTCGATGTCGGCAGGTGTGATGCGCGGGGCAGTCTTGCCTTTGGCTTGGATTTCAGCTTCGATTTGTGCGTCGGTGGTCATGATGCGTCCTTTGTGGGTGAGGTTGGGCGCAGGGCGTGCACCACTGCGCGGAAGATGAAGTCCTTGGCTTGCTGAGCTTGGGGCAGCATGTCAAATGGAACGATGCAGTGATGCGTCTTAGCCTCGGGGTCTTTGACTGGGCCATACACCCAGCCATCGGCAACCTTTTGCGCCATCCAACTTTCGTGGCTGGCTTCGGGTCCGACGTTGTTGTCGCAGTGCAGGTTCACGCCCATCATGGCGCTGTCTCGCTGCCACTGCGGTGCATCTTCCCAGGCTGGCTGGCTCATGTCGCCCAGGGCTTCGCAGTAGGCTCGGTTCACCTCATGGCAAACGCGGGCGATCTGTTCGCGGTTCATGAGTGGCTCCAAGTGATGGCCTTGACAGCCCACATCTGAGCGGTTTGTGCTTCTGTGATTGCGATGCTGAGCATGCGTTTGACTTCGGCGTCAGTTGCTTCTTGGCGGCGGAGGTTCAGGTTGTCCACCAAATTGGCGAACTCCTGCTTCACGAGTGCCACGGACAAATTGCCGCCAGGGTTGAACGACACGCCACAGGCTTTTTCGCCAAATGTAAATTCACGGTTTGGTGTTTCGGTCATGTCAGTCCCCCGTCAGATGAAAGCACGGATGGCCAGCGGGTCGCCGGTCACCTGGCCGATGATGTCCAGATCGTTGAAGATCACGAACAGGGCGGACTCGCCGTTGGGAAGCGGCACCTCCCAGCGGTCGCCGCCGTATTTCGGCACGCGAACGTAGTCGCCCGGGCTGCACCAGCTGCCTTCGGGCCAGGGGTCCATGGTGTTTCGGTTCTTAAAGGCAAGGGTCCCAACGGAGACGACGCGCGCCACCTGGGTGTTCCACTTCTCGGTGTCCCGAGAGCCGTTGTCAATGATGATTCCGGATGCCGTTTTGGTCTTGGGGGTGCGGATCTGCACCAAGACTCGGCTCCCGAATGGGACGATCCCAGGATTCGCCTCGGGGAAGGCTTCTCGCATCGCTTCAATCAGCGCGTCAGCTGTCATCTTCTGCTCCTTTCAGCAGGTGTACGGCGGCCACAACGGCCGCCATCAAAAAATCTTCACAGACCAGTGCAAATCACAGGTCTCGGTCGCCGTTTCGCTCGTCGTTCAGAAGGTCAAGCAGGGCTTTGATGGCTGCTTCGTAACCAGCAACCATGCCCACTCGGTATCCGTACTCGAAAGCGTCCCGATCGACCGGGCGCTTGAGGGCTTCAAGCGCGAAAACCTGCTGGTCAGCCTTGAGCTTGCCGAGCAGGCGGTCTTCGATGGCCATTTAGCAGGGCGTCTTGGGCATCGATGGGGCGGCCGGGGTCGTTTGGCCGTTCACTGGCTGGCCAGCGGCCATGCGGTGGTGCTGTTTGACCAGCGCGCCAGTCATCGGGACGGTGCCGGGGGTGGGTTTGTCGCTCATGGTGGGCTCCATTTCAGGGTTGTGGGTTGATACCGGTGCCGGTGGACACCGCTACTTTTTCGCCAGAGGCAATTTCTGCTGCGGCCAGACGCATGGCCGTCACGTTGTCGGCCGTGTTCATCTCAACACGGGCGCTGATTTCGGCTGCGGTCCTCTGGTTTTCGGCAAACTCGCGCATCTGATCGGCCTGGAACTGCTCCGAGCGGGCCTGCTGCTTGTCGGCCAGCGCGGCGGCATCGGACTGAACCTTCTGTGCTGCCTTCTGCTGCTCGATCTGCAGGCGCTGCTGGTCGGTCTGTGCGCGCTGCTGCAGGGCAAGTTGCTGCACCTGCGCGTTGAGCTGCGCAATCTCCATGCTTTTGTCCTGCGGCATCTGAGGTGGCTGAGGGGCAAACTGCTGGGCCATCTGATCGATCTGGGCCAGCTCCTTGGAAAACTGCGCCAGCTGCTGCTCGATGATCTGCTGCACGCGCACGATGACCTTGACCTGCTGCTCGGCGTCGTCGGTGATCAAATGCTCGCGCTCGGCGCGCTGCACGGCCTCGTGGGCTTGCGTCAGGTAGAAGTTCAACAGGTGGTCGCGCAGGTGCTGCGCCATCGGGTAGATGTAGGTCTTGACGATGGCCGGGTTCATGCCAAACACCGGCGACTTCAAGAACGCCAAGTGCGTCTGGATGTGCGCCACGTGGTCCTGCTTGGGCAGCACGTAGACCGGGCGGCCCATCGAGGCGGCCACGTTCTCGCTAACCGGGTCGACGTCGTCCTGACCAGGCTGAGGCTGCAGCACGTCGTCCGGGCTGAGCTTGAGGTTGCGCAGGAACATTTCCTCGACCTTGCGCAGGTCGTACATCTGCGGCATGGCAGATGCACGGGCCTGCACGGCCTGGACCTGGGCGAAGCGCTGCGCCTCGCTGAAGATGGCCGGGTCGGACACGGGCACAACGTCCATCGGGCCGTCGAAGTCCTCGGGCTTCACATCCAGGCCGTTTTCCATGGCCTCGATGTCTTCTTCGGTCAGGTACGCGCTGTTGATGCGGTGCAGGATGGCAAACACGCGTGCCATGCTGTTGTGCAGGCGCGAGTGGATGGAGCTGAACACCACCATGCCCTGCTCGATGAGCGCCAGGGTCGTGCCCACCGGGGCGTTGGGGTTTTGGTCGGACAGCTTCTCAAACGAGGTCTGCACCACGCCCTTGCCCGCGTCCACCAGGAAGCCGAGCAGCTGGAACAGCGTGGGGCTTGGGCCGTTGAACGGCAGGGCCATGGCCAGCTTGCGAATGTCGTCGACCAGAGCTCCGCCCTCAATCTCGACCACCTCGGTCGGCTGCAGGTTGATCGTCTGGCCGCCAGGGCCGCCCTTGAGTTTCAAAAGCGTCGGGATGTTTTGGATGTGGGCCGAGTCCAGCAACGCACGCAGCGCGCCAGTGGCTGCGCCCGACAAGCCGCCGATCATGTGGGTCAGGCCAATCGGGTACGCGCCGCGCCAAGGCACGAACGGGAACTCGACAATCCAGTCCAGCTCCTTGCGGCGCTGGTCCTCTGGCTCCCAGTTGCGGTACAGCGAGAGCGCCTTGCGCGTGGACTTGTCGATGCTGATGATGTACGGCTCCATGCCGTCACCAAAGTCCAGGTGGGTGTAAATCTCGAAGATGGTCCGCAGGCCGTCCTCGTTGTAGCTGGTGTCCTCGCGGCCCTCGATCTTGTCGTTGGCGATCGTGGCCTTGCTGAACTCGACCTGATCGGGCGAGCCCAGGTCCACCTCGGTGTACATGCCCGCCTTCATGCGGCGGTTGAACTCGGCCTTGGTGACGTACTGCACGTGCGTCTTGCGCTCGGCCGAGTAAAAGTTGGTGGCCGCAAACGGCAGGTAAATGTCGTCGATGGCGATGAACTCGGCCGTCGGGCGCTTCCACTGCGGGGACCACATGAGCTTGAGGTACTGGCCGCCACCCAGGGGGAGTTGGGTGGACAGCTGCTCCAGCTCGCCGCGCAGCTCGGGCATTTGCTGCGTGGTCTGCCAATTCATGAACTCGGCCTTGCGGCGGGCCTTTTCCAGCTTCTCGGGCTCAGCCTCGCCCAGAATCTTGGACTTGACCGGGCCGGAGGGCGGGAAAACCTCCTTCATGAATCGTGCGCTGAAATCGACACAGGCCTCGACCAGCATCGGGTGCACCACCTTGTTGGCTCCCGAGAACTGAGCACCGCCGGGTGCATCGTCGCCCAGGCCGGTGCGGCGCAGGCCTTCCTCGTAGAGCTTGTCGCGCTTGGAGCGGGCGTCCTTGTCGCGCTCGATCTTGTCGAGCAGGTCAACGACCGCGTCGGACAGCATGCTGCGATCGACCTCGTCGACGATGTTGGCAAAGTGAGCCTTCTTGTCGGCCACATCCTGCTCGTTCTTCATGCGGATGACCGCGCCACCGTCCTCGGTATCTTCAACCTCCAGATCGTCGTCGGGCATGGAGACGGTTTCGCCTCGCTGCTCATCGTCGCTTGGGTTCTCGTCTTCGCCGTCGTTCAGGAGTTGGTCAGCCATGTGTTCAGCCCGCGTTCATTGCGTGGAGCTCGTCCACGATGGACCCGATTCTAGCCGGGTCAAAGTCGTCTGTGTGGAAATTCGCACCGGACACCAGGCCGCCGGATGCGAAGCCTTCCGCGTTCTTGCGAACGATGTCCTTGTACTCGTCCTCGGTGACGAACCGCTGGCCGCCGCGCATCTCGGCTGGCACGCCCATCTGCTGGAGATCAACAAGGCCCGTGTTTTTCAGGTCGCCGACGTTGCTCCAGTTTTGGCTGCGCACAAAGTCATGAACCATTGGAAGCAAATGCGCATCTGGATTATCTTTGTAACCGGTACCGGCATGTCGAATTTTTTGTCCAGGGTCTTTTTTTCCGGAACCTTTGATTTGAACGATCTCATGAGGAAGACTGCGAACCCACTCCGCATATTCAGGTGTTGCCTCAATGTCTGAAATAAGCAAATCTTGAGATGCAATTTTGCTTGACTTTGGATAAAGCTTTTGAGCCTCTTTTTCAAGATCAAGATTTTTTGATGCCAAATACTGATACACGGAACCTTCACCAGGTCGCACCTCGATCGTCACGTGCGGCTGGCCCTTCTTGTCGCGCAGGCTGAAAATCTTGGATCTGCCTTCGATCACATCCGGGCAGTAGCCGCCGACGCAGTGGCCCATGGTCTCGCCCTCGTACTTGAGCGCGTCCTCCAGGGCTTTGTAGGACTCGTCCATTTCGACCTTCTTCTTCCGATTAAAGTCGGTCATCAGGTTGCGCACAAAGTCGTTGAACTCCGGAGTGCCTTCGTCAAATCCCTCGTCAAATGCCATGTCCTCAGCCACTTCGCGCATCTGACGCTGGTCCATGTCCGGAGGTAAATCCATCTCGGATTTCTCGACGGTGATCTTGCGTCCAGTTTCCTTGGGTGCTTTGAGCTCGACCCATTTGAAGCCCTGCTCGGGGTACTCCTTGAAAACCTGCGTGGCCGGGCCCATGGCGCGGGCCATGTCAGCCTCGACCTTTTGGGCCGCGCGCCAGGCGTTGATGTCCGCCACGCGCTGAACGGCCTGGGGCACCGTGACCTTCTCCAGGTCCTGGTACTTCCAGCGCAGGTTCTCGGGCAGGCCGGACGTTGGATTGATGGCGTTTTTCAGCTCGTCGACCAGGTGGCCAAAGCCAAGCATGCCCTGCCCTGCGGAGCCTTGCAGCATCTCGTACACCGGTGTCTCTGGAGGAACCTTGAGCAGCCAGGGGTTTTCCTTCACGGTCTCCGGGTAGTAGCCGGTGATGTCCGATGCTTTGAGCGGGTTGATGAATGTGTCCGCCCGATCCTCCCAGGTCTTGGCCAGCGGCGACACGCCCATGCCTTCCTCGGGAAATCCTGCCTCGCGGCGCGCGCGGGTGACGTTGTAGCCAGTGGGCAAAATCTCGGAGTGAATCGGGCCCTTCTCGGCCAGGGCTCGAATGGGGTCCTCGGCGGTCCCCATCTCGTTTTTGATGTACTTGGCCAGCTTTGTGTCGAGCCAGCGGTTCATGGCCGCCTCAGACTCAAGTCGAGAGCGCTCGCGAGCAAAAAGCTCTGGATTTACTTCAACGCCAGCTTCAACATTTTGCGCATAAGCCGCATCAAGGTCGCGCAGTCGAGCGGCTGGGTCTTGTCCAATGACTTTCACCCGCATCGGGGCAATCTCGCGCTCGATGCTGCCGGCCAGCCAGTTGCCGCCCTTGGGCTTGACCACCTGCGATCGGGATCCTGTGACCATGTCCTGCATCAGCTGCGCGCCGATGCCGCCACGCTCCATCACCTGTGGCACAACGCGCTCGGCCAGGCGTTCGCCAGCGCGGCCAGCAGCCATGGCGCCACGTGTGGCGGTTTTGCCGGCCATCGCAGCGAGAGGCGTGACGTTCATCGCAACATCAGCAACGTCTGCAACCCGAGGATCAAGCCTGAAAGTGCCGATGCCACCGGTGGCCACGTTGCCACCACGAATCAGGGCGCGCGGCCCGTAGTAAGAAACGTCCTCAGCAAGGGAGGCGGCGCCGGGTAGCGAAAGCAGCTCGTCAACGCTGGTGCCGCCAAGCAGCGGAATGCGTGGATCGACCTGGTACTGGCCAGCAAGTTGTTGCAGTGAGCGCAAACCTCGCGCCAGTGCGCCCGTGTATGGGTTTTGAGGCGTTGCCCGGATGTTGTCAGCCACAGCTGCACTCCTTCACGTGGTTGAGGGCGCCGCCGACGCGGCCGCCTTTCTGGAATTTCTTGGAGCGAAGCACCTCGACCGCTGGACCCTCGAGCCGGCGGAACAGCTCAGTGTCGGTTGCCTCGGGCGTTGGCGTGAGCTGCTTGTTGCCAAGCTGCAGCTCGTGGCGGCCAAGGCCCTGGCCAGAGCGGTACCGGAGCAGGGTCAGCGGGGAAACATCCTCGAGCAGCTCGCCCAGGTCGCCGCCGTAGTCGAAGTACTCGCGGAAAAGCGGGTCGTCCTGGATCGAGCGGAAGGTGCCCTTGCTGCCTGCGCGCTGCAGCTCGAAGCGCGCAGCGTCGAGCATCTTCGGGTCGAAAACCCGCTGCGGGTTGTCGGTGGCAAAAAAGTTGTACGAGGTGACACGGCGCATGCCGTCGCGCGTCGGTGGCACAGCAATCAGCGTGCGAACGTCGCGGCCAGTCCTGGTCGGCGGGTAGTTGGTGCTGTAGAAGCTGAAGTCTTGGCGGCTCGGGGCGGTCTCAAAGATCGAGAAGCCGGATCCGGGGTGCGTGTGGAAGTCCAGGATGGCCGGACCACCAGGAGCGCGCACTGCCTGCCGAAGGTCGTAGGCGTTGGGCGTCACGCTGGACTCGGTGCCGCGTGTGATTGCCGACGCGCCGCCTTCGTTGGCCAGGCCAATGACCGAGTGCTCGCGCCCGGTCTGCGCTGTCTGGCGCAAGGCCTCGCGGATGACGTCGGCTTGCTGTGGTGCCTCACGCGCAAGAAGTGCGCGCAGCTTTGCGAGGACTGAAACTGGAGGCATGATTTACCACTTCACTTTGTTGGCCCAATAGGCCGCGCTCGACGGCCCCTTGGCGATGTTCTTGGCGTGGCGGGCCTTGAAGCTGTCCCGCTTGTCCTTCATGGCCTGGGACTCGCCGGCCTTGGGCTTGCCGGCGGTCTTGGCGCCCTGCTCGCCGAAGCGGATCACCTTCTCCTGGCCATCAAAGCAGGCTTTGACGATGTGGGACTTCTTCGGGTGGTCCGGGGTGCGTTTCGGCTGGTTGCAAGCCATCTCGGATTTCTTGGCGGTCTTTGTCATTTCGACCTCCGCGCGGCGCGCATGTTGTCGACCAGGTTGGGGTAAGGTCGTCCGGCCTTCTCGGCTGCGCGCTTGGCGCTGGACTTGGCGCTGGGGGAGAGAGCCTTGGGAGCGCCCAGGGAGGTGGGGCGCTTCTTGTCCCAGATGGGCTTGGGTGGCTTAGACGGCATACGGGTTGACCTTTCCTTCACGACGATGGGGCCGATCTTCGTCAACGTCGCGTGCCTGTGGCAGCTCGAACCAGCCGTCGTTCTTCAGGTAGATGACCGCCTGCGTGAAGGTGTCCACGTAGTCGTCATGTTCCGCGACGGGGAACTTCGCCACTTGGGTCAGGAACGGCTGGGCCCAGCTCACAGGCTGGCCGGGGTTCTTGGCAGACTCCGGGATCCACAGCAGTCCAAGCTCCAACGTCGGCGCGGTCTGGTGCGCCCTCGACACCTTGTCCGCTTGGCCCGGATTGTAGCCAACGGCCGGCACCTTGGCCAGACGCAGGTCCTGCAGCAGCGATTGGCCACTGGCCTTGGCCTCGACCAGGATGCGGTCGGGCTTCCTTCCCTTGGTCGGCATCCCAGCCTTGGCCGACTTGTCCGCCCCGTACTCGCTGGTCCAGTCGCGGATCACCTTGGAGCGCAGGTCGGGGTAGCCCAGGTGCTCGTCCCAGGCGTCGAGCAGCATGGCGTTGCGCAGGCCTCGGTGCGTGAACACGCCCCAGACCGTGCAGGCCGTCGGGTCGCCCGTGGTCCGCTCGGTGAAGGCGCAGTCGTAGCTTTGCAGGATGTACTCAAAGGGCGGCAGGCGCTGGGCCACCGGCCAGAGGTTGAAGCAGTCGGCCTTCAGGATGCCGCCCTCGGCGGGCGACGGCTCTTGCTGCAGCTGGCCAGCGGTGCCGTAGGTGCCCAGCAGCTGCTTGAGCTTGGTGATCTCGGCCTCGCCGAAGCGGTCGGGGCAGATCAGCTCGCCCTTGGTGCGGCGCGGGTCGTAGGGCCCGAGCACCGTCCTGCGCTGTTTGCCGTCCCACTCGGCCGGGATGCAGATGTGCTCCCAGCCTTTGATGTCGTTGAGGATGTGCCCGCTGATGTCCTTCTCGTGCAGGCGCTGCATGACCGTCACCATGGCGTCGGTCTTGGGGTTGTTCAGACGCGTGGACCAAACCATGTCGAACCACTCGAGCGCGCTCTCGCGCATGGTCTCGGACTGCGCGTCCTGTGCGCCGTGCGGGTCGTCCAGGATCAGGCGCGAGCCGCCCTCACCGGTTGCGGTACCGCCCACCGAGGTGGCCAGCCGGTAGCCGGTCTTGTTGTTCTCGAATCGCTGCTTGGCGTTTTGGTCCCCGGCCAGCTGGAACATGTGCCCCCAGCGCTCCTGGTACCAGGGCGACTGGATCAGCCGCCGGGCCTTGAGGTTGTCTCGGATGGACAGCGTGCCGGAGTAGGACGCGGCGAGGAACTTCTGCTCGGGCGAGGTCAGCCACTCCCAGCAGCACCAAGCCACCGAAACGATGGTGGACTTGGAGTGGCGCGGCGGGATGTTGATGAGCAGGCGCTGAATCTCGCCGAAGCTGACGGCCTCCAGGTGCTCGCAGATCAGCTCGATGTGCCAGCTGGGCACAAACGGGACGCCGGGCTCCATGACGTGCCAAGCCTGTTTGACGAACTCGTACAGGCTGGCGCTGGCGCGGCGGCGGTCCTGTTCCTTGGCGATCAGGTCCAGCATGACGGCGGGGGAGACGGGTGCGTTCATTGCAGCCGAATCTCCCCACGCTCGAGCTTGTCGCGCTGGTCCATGGCGTTGTGCAGGATCACGTCCGGGTGTTCCTCATGCACCCTTGGGTGACACCAGCAAGCACGGCTGACCTCGTGCTCCTTGAAGTCCCCGAGCGGGATGATGTGGCAAAGCGCCTGTTCATCGCCCGGGTAAACCGCTGAGGCAGTCATGCGGCGTTGATCGCCTCTTGCAGCAGACGCACGGCGTCGAGCTGGGCGTTGACCACCACCGAGTTGGCGTGGCCAGTTTCGCTCAGCGCCATGCCCTGGGCCGTGCACTGCTCGCCGAAGGCGTCCAGCAAAGCCAGAATGCGGGCGCGTTCAAAGGCGATCATGTCCTCGCCGTGCTGGCGCACCAGGTCCTCAGGGAACAAGGCCTGAAAGCGACCGTCGTGGTCAAGCAGGGCGGGCAGGGGGGACTCGGGGAGGGTGGGTTTGTTCATTGCGGGGTCTCGGTTGGTTGTGTGGTGGGGATGCCCATGGCCAGAACATCGGCGTACTCTTTGGCGCTCATGCCTGCGCCGTCGTCGTTGCGCATCCATTCGATGATGCGC